ATTTCTTCGTTTTCTTTGAAACAAGTATAATGATTGTGGTATGCAAGATGTCTAGCCTCAACTTCCAAGGGGTGTTGTTCATACCCATACACCTTTAATAACTTCTCATATTTTGTCGCCACAGGTTGCATAGAATGAACATACTCGTGAATGATCGTTTGTATCAAATCACCCAACGTTTTGTGCATAGTATAGTTGATACCAATGATATTATCTTCGTGATCATACCAACCAAATGTTGTCTTACCATCAGGTCCTTTACTACCTTTAATACAGAAGTGTGATATTGGTGATTTTCTACGTCTATTCACACCCATATTAGTTTTACACCACCCAATAACAACATCGGCAATCTTTTCAGTTCTTTTCCTACCGATTCTCTTAACTGAAGTACTAATATTTGTAACCATATCACAAAGATAATTACAAAATTTCATACTTCAAAAGTGTTAATGTCGTTTTTTTCAAAAAACCAACAAAATATCACCTAACAACACCATAAGAACAAAAAAACACCATATTATACACTAAAACGAAAAGTTAATGATATCTTAATAACACACCGAAAAATTCATTTTATACAAATCCTTTTTTATTTATTGTTATGGATAAACACTTTTCTACTAAACAATTTAATTATGAAAACACTTTTTACACTACTATTTTCGTTTGTTTTTATTTCAATTTCTGTCGCAAAATCACACAAAAACTATGGAACAATAAAATCTCAAAAACTCTACGAATGTATTGAAAAATACTCAGAAGAGTTGGGTGTTCCCAAACACATCGCTTATAACATAGCAAGACTTGAAACCGGTTACAAAGGACCAACCCACAAAAACTACAACCCACACAGAAGATCAAGATGTGGGGCTGTCGGTCCAATGCAAATCATACCACGTTACGCAAAAAAACTCGAGAAGAATTTAAGTAACAAAATCTTAATGTATAATATTGAAACGAATGTTAGAATTTCGTTGAAGATGTTAAAGAAACATTACAACAGGTACCATTCTTGGGAAAAGGCAGTCGCTTGTTACCATAAAGGTAATCCAAGACCTAACAAATATTCAAGATATGTTACAACAAATTACAACTACCATCGTAAATGGGATCGGTCCTATAGGAATGATTACCCAAAGTGTGATACGACAGATATAATTTACGCAAACAGATGAAAATAAAAATGGGGGTCATTGACCCCCATTTCTTTTATACAATATCCTTTGACTCAATCAAAGTATATGTAAATGAATTACCGTGTTTATCTCGGGACTTCCTAATGATTTCCATAAAGGAATCAAAATCCGCCGATCTTTTGAATACTTGGCAACCTTCCGACCAATTTTCTACGTATGTTGAATCAACACCCGCTTTATGAATGTTAATACCGAAAACACCTTCTTGGATTTTGTTCTCGTCGTGTTGCATATCTTTATCAGCATCACGATATACTTTCACATTCTTAGCTTGTCTCAACGCTTCATACTTACCTTGGTGTAATCCGATTATGTGAGAACTTCTATACTGTCCTTCAACCAATCTTGCAACACCTGCAGCGTTATGATACTCCAACATCGCTTTCTTACCGGGATCGGTTGTGATCGTCCATTCATGATACTTCCATTGACCACCAACTTTATAAGATAGTGTAATAGTATCATCAAACGCATTCGTTACTTTATCACCTGTTGCTGAATTTCTTACTCCTACAATATTAACATCATAGTCGGTATCAGAATCAAACCACTTATAACCTTTTGTCTCAACCGCTTTTTGGATTTTCTCTCTACTGTAAGCCATTATCCTTCAGTCTCCTCATCTTTTTTAGGTTTTTTAGGTGCTGCGAAGTTATCCAATGATGTTCCGAACAAACATGCAATAGTAACATACTCGACCGCACTTACCAACTCAGCCGATGGTTTAATTTCTTCGTGAGTAAATGAATTAGCTATCATTGTTCCAGCAAGTGCAAGGAAACCAATGAAAGCGATTACTCTCTTTGAGCTCACATCTCCCGATGCGGAACTCAACATTGATTTGAAAAATTTTTTCATAATATCCTGTTTTATGAATAAATATCTTCAACAATCAAATTCTACTCAAAAAATCAATAAAGGATTGTGTCATCGGTGTCGGTAAATCATCCAAATCAAAGAACCCACATTCAGTATGTTCAAACCCATCTTGAGCCATGTCCAAATCAATATCAATCATCTCATCGGACTCATATAAGAACATATGAATTACCTTTGTTACCTTACCTTTTATTATAATTCTACCAATATAATTAAAATCACCTTGCAGTTCATAACCTGTTTCCTCATAAAACTCTCTCATCGCACCTTCGGGCGGTGATTCGTAATCCTCAACATGCCCTGATGGAATAGACCAATAACCACCAAGTGTTTGATCCATCGCCCTTTTACACAAAAGAATTTCATTTCCAACTTTATATACAATTCCTGCAATTTCTTCCATATTTATAAGTATGTTATATCCAGTTAAAATAAGAATAAATGACCAAGTTTTCAAATGTGAAGTTAGACACACTAAAAGTGACTTGGAAAAAGGTATGATGGGAAGAACATTTCCCGATACTAATTATAGTATGTTGTTTATTATGCCAACATCAGAAAGACAAAGTTTTTGGATGAAAAACTGTGTTCAACCATTAGATATACTTTTTATATCGGGTGTTAAAATTACAACAATACATAAGAATTGTCCTCCTTGTGATGAAGAACCTTGTGAAACTTATGAAGGTTACGGTGGTTTTGTGTTAGAATTAAACGGTGGTGCCTGTGATATGTACGGAATAAACGAAGGTGATAGAATTGAGATTATTTAATCCCAATGAACACTCATATAAGGCCTACCATCCTTAAGATGTAACTCACCCATTCCCCAACCTTCAACATTACGAAACGTAACAGATCCACCGGACTTAACATCTACCATATCCTCAACTCTTACAACCATACCTGGTGTTAATTTTTGGTTCTTACCTTTTGGATCTAATACAACGGTACCATTAACATTCATCACCGTTAATTTATTTCTATTAACCGGTTTCAAACTCTTTTCAACAATTTTACCGTCATTAGTCATAATGGATCCAAATTTAATTCCCGATCCAACTTGTTCACTTATTACTTTTTTTACTAATCTAACTAAATCAGATTCAGTAAGTCTTACAATTTTACTCATATTATTTTAATGTTAAAAGATATTTTAATTTATTAAATTCCGCCATCATTTCATCTCTAATGTTTAACAGATCACTATCACCCGCATCATATACATCATTCAGTGATAGTAAAAAATCAACACATGAATTTACATAATCATCAATACTAATTTCATCAATATCAATAATCTCAATATTTAAGACACCATTATTTAATCTAGGTCTCCCATGTTTACCCATACAAACCTCAACAAACTTATCAATTAAGTCATCTAATGCATCATACACACCACCAAACGCTTGGTGTTGAGCATAACTTGTGGTTTGCCAATGCAACATTTTAACCTGTTGTTGCATCTTCATCATGTTTTCAATTATTTCAACTTGCATATTATATAAAATTAATTAATTTAGAAAAGTAATCATCAATAGAGTTAGAACTAGCACTTGATGGTTTTTCAACTTCCACCGGTTTAATTACCGCTTCGGGTTTAGTGGTCGTTCCCGAAACTTCGTCATTGAATAGTTGGCTACCTTCACGAGTGTTTGTAAATTCTTCCATTTTCTCGTTAACGGTTTCCTCACCATATTTATTAACCAATTGCTCGGGGGTTGTGAATTTAGTAATACCCATGTAATCCAAAAATCTACCCCAAAATTTAGTTTTTAATATTAACTTACTTAATTGAGGATTTCTCCACCAACCTATCTTACGGAAAAACTTAGTTAATTTACCCATCTTATCAACATTAAAATCTCTAAACACTCTAACTGATTTTGATGTCTTTCCCGTCAATGCCGCTTCTTTAGCACCCGCAGTGAATAATTTAATCCAATCTGAGATTAAATTAATAAACCTACCAATTAAAGGTATTTTCCTACCTTTCTCTAATATATTCATCAATGGTTGTGACCATTTTGATGTTGTATTAGCCAAACTAGTAACCGCCTTGTCACCTTTTAAGATCTCCTGTGCGACTTTTGAACTCTTACCCGTAGCCATCGCCACTTCCAAACCTTTAACACCTTTACTAGCCATCGCAACACCTTTTATTGGTTTTGCAATAAGATCACCAACATAAGGTATTGCTGATATCATTGATAATATTCCAAAAAACTTTTGACCTCTTGAGAAATAGATAACACCATTCACTAAATCAACAACACCTGTTGGATCAAAAATACCCACGATATCACCCGCAGTTTGAATCCAATCCATAACACTTTCATTTATATCTATAATGTCATTAGGATATAATATCTTCAAATATTCAATAACCGCAATCTTAGCCTCATCATCAAAATTCTCAACGATACCTCTAACTCTTTTTAATTCTTGGTTAGATAACATTAAACGATTAACCTGCGACTCCGCTAGTTGTAATTTCATAAATTATTTTTATTTATAATAAATACCTACAAAAACAAAAAAAGGGAATCCCTTCCCATCATTTTTCACGATTCAACATCGTCCTCAGCATAAGCACCCTCATCTTCTTCTTCAGGGTCATAAAAATCTCTCATAATGTTTATTTATAAATATAAAAAAAGGGACCTAAGTCCCATTTTCCAATATTAATTAAAAGTAAAAATAAACGTCGGGATTACGTGCATCAACCATCTGAGTTTCAAACCAAGTGTGTCCAATCTCCCAAGTACCCTCAATTGTGTTAATAATGATAGTTCCTTCTCCTCCATCATTGTTTTCCCATCCACCATAATTATCGTATAAAATCTGATAAGCATAGTTTTGATATTCAGACCCATTGTAATCATCATCACCGTCAAATTCTACATCATCGTGTATAGATCCATCATCACCACCACCACTATATTTCGCAGTATAAACACCACGACCTTCCAACTTTTCCATCCAATCTTCAGATATTGTACCTTCAGAATACGAATCTTCAGATCCGTAAGATTCATATTCAGCATCAAACCATACTTTCTTTTCATCAACACCTATATAAACATCAACTGTAGAATAGTTAATATCTTCATGAACGTTATCAAATAATTTATCCCATAAATCACTTTCAGTAAAAAGGTCATCAATTATTTGATTTACACCGAAATCTTCCTTAATGGATACATTATTAGTCTTAGAATACCAATAATCAATACTATCCGGTTCTGTACTACCATCATAAAAATATAAGGTGGTATATGCCTCACTAACATCCGCTTGCATTTTTAGATATAATGAAAATATCTTAAATTTTTTTTTCAATCTTTCGTCTAATTCAATCTCAATTGCCATATCTTTTTTTTATATAAATATTAGTCTTCTATGTTTAAGTCCATAGTTCTAATCATCCAAATAGGTCTTTCTTTATTTTCTATAGCCTTTAACCATTCTTTCGCCGATGGTATATAATTGGAACAATCTTCCCTTACGTGTTGTTCACCAACATATCTAGTATAAACTACCGTACCATCTGAGTTAACAAACGATTCTCCGAACACCTTCTGACATTCAAAAATTCCCTCACTATGATGTCTGAATATTCTGTGGTTTGAATGTCCATACCACGCTTTGGTTTCATCAAACCAATTATGAATATGAATATAATCTTCAACCTTCCCACCAAATTTTTTCACAGATGATTTAGCATGTAACATCGGATGTGCCATAATTAAAATGTAATTTCCTTTTGATTTTTAGTTAAAACAAACTCACCAACTCTCTTCCTTGCAATGTCCGCATAGTTTTGAGATAATTCAATCCCAACCCATTTACGATCCAACACCTCGGCAGCAACCAATGAAGTTCCCGATCCCGCAAACGGATCCAAAACAATATCATCTTTATATGTTAAGATTTTTATCGCCTTGGTCGGAATATCCATTGAAAATGTTGCCTTGGTCATTGACCTTGTGTCTGCGAAGTAATTCCATTGTCCATACACCAACTCGATAAATTCTTTTTTATCTTCGTCTTGATATACTCTTTTTGTTTTTCCTTCCACGTCTTTCTCTTCATATTTCCATTGAGGTTGTCCTTTGTTTATTTTCTTCGGTGATCCTTTATAAGCCAAAATCACACATTCCTTTGGATTATAAATATACGGTGATGACGGACTCATCCAAGAACCCCAAGCAGTTGTCTTACTTCTATGTGGTGATTGTTCCTCCAAATCAACAATACCATAAAACCCAAAACCGATTTCTTTCATAATTTGCCAAACCTCAGACGCAATAAAAATACGACCACCCTTCGTTTGTCGGTTAATCTCATAAGGAATATTCAACGATATACGACCACCTTCTTTCAACACATTAAACGCTTGTGTTAACCAATTTCTGGTGAAAACTAAATAATCGTCAATATGTAAATCATCTTCACAAACATCATAATCAATCCCCACACCATACGGAGGACTAGTAACGATCAAATCAATAGATCCCTCGGGTAATGTTTTCATAACTTCAACACAATCACCAGTGATTATTTTACTCAAAACATCACCAATATCTTCAATTTTCTTCATCTAATATTTTTTTACTAAGTAATGATAATCAATTTTTAACTAACTTTCAATGTTGATAAGTTTTTTGATGAAAATTAAAATCTATGACTAACTTTGTAATGTTAAAAAAAAGAAGTAATAATTCAAACTCAAAACTATTTATTATTATGAGACTTAAAGATTTATGTGATTTTTCCCTGAATAATCCTGATGCCGACTTTTGGTTAGTTAGAAAAGGTTCCGCTAATGTTGTGGGAACACCAACTAAAGAATTCTCACCCGAACACATCGGAGTTACCGTTACAAGGACCGATATCCTTCTTCCCGATTATCTGTTCTACGTATTTCAATATTTAGTTTCATCAGGTAAACTACAACAATTATCTCACGGAACAACCAAACTATCAAATATTAAGATATCCGATATTGGTAACATACAAGTAGGATAAAAAAATGGGGGTTATTAAACCCCCGTTTTTGTTTTAATGATATTCTCAATCTTTCTTTCAAGATACCATTTTGCCTTTGTTAAATCTTCCAATTCCTTCATTGGGTTCTTTTTTCCTGCTCTTGAGATGTATTTCACCGTATTACCTAAGTGAAAATCCAAGTCCCAAGCCTCAATCACCTTAATGGCTTCATACACATTTGTTTCACCACCGTAATGACCTGGGTGATTAACCATATCTTTTTCTTCTCCCATATTATAAACTGTTTAATTTTTAACAATAACAAAATAATCTTTTCCGTATTTACTTTCTTCAATGATCCCTTCTTCAATCAAACCGATCAAATATTCTCTCGTTTCCCAATCACTCTTCTTCAGGATGTATTTAGCAATAAATCCGATGTGTAATGGTTGAGCCAATTTTTTTAAGAGTTTCCCATCAATGTCATCCATACTTTTTTTTCATAAAGTTACAAAATTTATTCCACTTCGTCAACAACTTTTTCTCTAATTATTATCGCACCATCATAATCCTTATAATCTTCATACTCCTCGGGTGTAATTATAATAAACCTGTGCGCCATATAAATTATGCGTTAAGTTGTAATGTTTTTGTAGTTTGTATGGTATGGTTCATTAACTTCCGTTTGAATAGCGGTAATAAAGAATTCTCTATCGGTAAGTTTTGTGATGATATACATTCAAAAATCGGAAACTTTGAATTTGATATTTGATCAATTAACCTTGAATAATTATCAGATTGATCTCCCTTATAAATTCTTTCAACATCACATTTTGTTTCCTCAGTGTCCTGACGAATTTTTTTAATTGAGTATTTCCAAATGTAGTTTTCCTTGTTGAAGATGTCTTGGTAAATGAAGAACCCCGCACCAAAATAAATCCGCTCTTCGTTCTTAATCGGATTCGTTGCCACCGATTGATAACCGATCTCCCAAACAGATTTCGCAACAACAAAATATTCTTTCAATCTATCAAGTGCTGACATAACACTTAATCTAATGTCCTTATATTCTCTGTCTGTGAATTTTTTTCTGCTTTTGACGTTCTTTATCTCAAACAACATAATCTCATCATCAGGTGTCTTAAATGTCTTATCTAAACCCAATAATAACCCATCTTCAACATATGCTCGACAAACAGCCAAATGTAATGCCAATTCTGAAAAATATGGATATATCTCACCACGACTTAAAGCGTCTTCAACCTTTTTGATGAAAGACATAACGATATATTCATTATATTCAACATCAACCGGCTTTCTTAAAAACCAATCTGTCGGCATTAACAATTTTATTTCTTTTTCCATACTCTTCAAAAATAAACATATCATCCATAATGTCAATTATGTCTGAAAATACTGTAATCTGTATCTAAATAAGTTTCCTCATCAACATTACCATCATAACTTGATATAACCCCAACACCATCAGTATCAACAACACCTTTAGCCAATTCATCTATATCAATAAAATCATTGAGGTTGTATCCAAACTCACGAATAAATGATAATGGATCATTAACATAATCACTAACCAAATCATCAATTTTTTCGTTAATTAGATCATCGGGAATGTCACCATCGGGATCTTCTTTAATCTCATCAATCTCATACTCAAGATCTGAAATTTCACTTTCTAAATCACTTATCTCACTTTCAATCTCATCAATCCTGTCTTGATTCCAATTCTCATCATCCATATTTTCTAACTCACTCAACTCTTCTTGTAGATTAGTAATCTCATCTTTCTTATCTGAAATCTCATTAGTCTTGTTTTCAATCGCTATTTCTTGATTTCTAGATAATTCTCTCACATCAGCATCAAAATAACTGTCAAGATCATCATAAACAATCTGTTCATACATCTCTCTTGCATATTCTTCTACTTTGTCAGTATCAATATAATCCTCTAAAAAAGACTCTCTAAAACCTTCTAGACCAACATCATCTATTAAATCTTTCTGACTTTTAATAGCCGCCTCTTCAACCTCACTTGTTAATCCTACCACCCACTCTTCGCCAGTTTCAAAAAGTTCAAAGATTTTTAATCCGTAAAATCCGTAATCCATCGGAATTAAGCTATAAACATCAAATCTATCCAAATAATCCGACATCGCTTCATCAATTTCATCAATTCTTTCCTCAATCTCCGTTTCCCTTTCTTCACTAACTCCCGCAGATAGTTCATCAGACAACTCTTCCCTCTCCTCTTTCATCTTATAATACCCAACAATCTCATCTTCACTATGTCCATTCAATTCACCAGTGCTTGTTAAATGATTATATAACGCCCAAGCATATTCTGCAGTACCATCCTCTTCACCATACGGCCATTCATTTGATTCTCTACGTTCATTAGCCATTTCCAACTTTCTTCTATTAATGTTTGCAAGTCTCTCTCGATCAAGTCTAGCCAATTCTTCTTCTCTTCTTTTTTTATCTGCAAAAATTTCAAGTTGTTCAGAATATCTTGATTTAACATACTCATCAATCTTATCTAAAATACCACTCAAATAATCAGTATCTATTAACCAACCTGTCTTGAATTCATCATCAGGTGCGTCAAAAAATTGACGCTTACCATCAAAACTATAAACATAAGCTACCTTATAGAACTTATCAGATGTCGGTCTCTTTTTATCTAAAAAATAAAATAATTTACCCTCACTATTATATTTATCAAAATAATTGGATGAGTCCTTGGAAGCGGTACACCATTTGGTCCCTTTACCATAATAACAAGATGCTTTATGTGTGTATGGTGTGACCACAGTTAATGTATCGTCATCATAAACCACATCAGACCCTTCAACCGATTCAACAGATCTTCTAACTCTATTTTGATATTCATCCAAAGCATTTAATAAGTCTTCAACGCTAGTATATTTTTCAATTTCCTTTCTTTCCAAGTTATTAGATACTTCATAAAACCTATTCAACATCACATCTAACTTCTCTAATACACCATCAAAATTTGTAGGATCCAAAACATTGCCTAACCACATTAGGTATTTATTATTTCCCGGAAGACCATCCGATAATTTAATAATTTGTTGTAGTTGGTTAGATGAGAACTTCTTTGAAAACTTATTTGAAAAGTCCTCAACTCGTCCTTCTTGTAATAATTTTATAAATTTCATAAACAATATTTTACAATAAATATTTAATAATTATTTTAACTCAATTATCTTTCACAAAGATAGTTAAAAACTATTTATTGTAACAAATAAACTCAATTAAATTTTAGAGATATGGCAGGATGCGGATGTAAAGGTAATCAACCACCTCAACCACAAAACCCACAACCGGTTCAAACACCGGTTCAACCGCAACAGAGTAATAATACGGTTCAAAATGCTATCAAAAGAACCATTCAAAAATACTACTCAAAAGGTTAATTTTTATGTTCTAATTTAGAAAGGGAGGTAATTCTCCCTTTTTTTATTTATTAAGTATTTATAATATATGGATATACTCAATTTTGCAATTGAAAGTTTTAACGACGGTAATACTGAGGAAGTTGAAAATTTTTTTGGTTCTATTGAAACTTTTATGAAATTTATTACTAAAAAAAATAGACTACACGAGCTAAGACCCAACCCTAATGATTTATATGCATCCGACTATAATCAGTTAATGAAATTAATTTTTGATAGTTCAACAACTGAACAAGAAAAACCATTGGTTGATCATATTATAGATCAATATATAAGTGATGTTGAAAAAATAGACGACAATACTTACAGATTTAGGTTTGATAGAGAAGATCTTTCAAAGTTGTTTCGGGATTATAGCCGTGGCACATCACCACGAGATGTTGCACAATCAGTATTAAATGAGGATTATTGGGAACCATTTTATGATGTTATAGATAGAAATAATATGTATGATCTAATAGAAGATCTAAATGATGATAATATGAATTATGTCATTGGTTACATAGTTAGTAATTATAAAACATTAGATTTATCAGACATTGAGACAGAATTATCTGAAGAATTAAAAGAAAGATTAGACTCCTCAACAATAACTTTAACACCTGAAATTACAAAAGAAATTTTAGAAGATGAGGAATTAACTAAGGAACTGTTTAATACCGAATGGCAAGATTTATATTGGGAATTGAGTGGTGCCTATAATCAAGCATATAATGATGCATATACTAATGAGATATACAATGAAGTTATGTCGGAATTAGATAGTTTATTCGGAAAAAGGATTGAGTGGAAGAACGATAATAAGAGATTTGATAGTTATGTTGATTTATCTTACAGCACAATATATCAATTTTTATATGATTATTTAGAAGGTGGTGATGATGAAACTTATTACTACCAAGGTAATTTAGAAAGTATCTTAAAAGAATTACACAATAATAGTTACGATTGGTTAGATATTATAATACCTGATTATCCAGATTATACAGATATCAAAAATAATTATCAAGAAACAATTCAAGGAAGGATTTAATATGTGATTTTTTTCTCATATTGTTACATAAAAAATAATAAAATATGAGATTATATAATCCAAAATCAAAATCAGGAGCACATAATGTTCTCTTAGATTTTATCATGCTGAAGGTATCCGAAAATAATAAATTCACAACTCTTTTAGAATTAATAAATGTAGGAAACTTCTTGGTGGTAAAAGGTGAAACAAATAACCCAACAAAAGTTTTACTATCTAAAACCTATGATGAGTTCTTAGATTGGTTTCCCGAATACTCAAACATCTTCCCAACAAACTTTATTGATTGTATCAACTATGACGCGGATAAGATAGATATCATTTCCCCCTATCTTTGGAATCGTTTCTATAAGACCGAGAGACCTCTATTTTCGGACTTTCAGGTTGACATATGGAATGAGTATGACGGACAATCTAAATTCAACTACGTTGACGAAAATTATGTTCATTTGGAATTTGGTTCGATCAAACCTTCTAAATTCACACCACTAACAGTACAATCAATAAGTCCTTTTGGTTTATCCTTAGATTTACGAGCACCATATTATTATTCAGAGATGGTCGCCAACAATATGATGGAATTTGCAATGGTTAAAGATATGGAAGTATGTTTAGTTTTATCTGTATTAGACGATTTACCTGAGATAATGATAAAAACCAATTCACCATATTCAAATGATAAACTTTCATCTTGCGCTATGGATATATTTGATATATCATTACCAGAATTTATTGAGTTAATTAAAGACCATAATATTATGGACGATTCTCTATTTCCCCTTCATGAGAAAACATGGAACAAAATAAACAAAAAAAAGGAGTTAGTAATTTTCTAACTCCTTTTTCTTTTACAGATTAAAATGTTTTTTGATGATATCAATTCCTTCATCTATTTCGTTATAATCTCGTTCAGGTGCAAATACCTTAGCATCGTCTTCACCCATTATGATCATAAATGCCGGAACATAATCATTACCAACTAATTTTTTGAAAATTTCATATTCCATTTCATTTTCCTCAATATCAGCATCTACGAATTCAATACCAAGTTCCTTTATCTTATCTTTCATTTCCACACAGAACGGACAACCCTCCATAGTGAATACCACCAAATTATCCATTACATAACCATTTTACCAACGTTTAATAGTTCTTCCCTCTGTAATACCCCACTTTTTGAGAATACCTCACTACCTGACTTATAAGCCTTAATTGTCGGTACCCCACGAATACCTAATGTTTTTACAAACTCAATATCATTGTCAATGTTGAATGTATAATAGTTTGTATTTGTGTCCTCTTTTGATACAGATTCATAAATAGGTTTCAATACCTTACAAGGTCCACACCAAGATGCAAAATAATCAATAACCATTGATTCACCTTCTTGGATTTTTTGTTTTAACTGATCAGCTGTTAATTCCATTTTTACTTTTCTTTTTTAATTGATTATGAAAGAATATCATTTCCTCTTTCTGTTCTGATTTATATAGAATGTAAGTTGAGAAGTCGTAATAGTAAATATAAAGATTGTTCTTCAACAAATAACAAACTTCGTTTATAGTTTCCAACCCATTTATATCCTCAAATGAGTTTTTGAAAATTATCGTTGAGGTCTTTTCGAGTTCTTCTGTAGTTACCAAACCACTTCTAATGTTAAAGGTTGAAAAAAGAACGTTGTGTTCCTTTTCCAACCAATTAACTAATTTACTATACGAACAATGTTTATCGTATAATTTTTTCATCGTCCCTGCCCTCTATACTTTTTACGATAGTTTTTAGAACGTTTGTTCTTTGAAGTCTTGGTCTTAGCGTGAACACCAGGACGAGAGGTTTTACCATGCCCAACAAAGGTAAAGGCGGATTGAGTTTTTGCTTTTGCCATTTTTTTATTTGATTTAATAGTTTAACACCTCAAAGATAAAACAAAATTTTTAATTACAAAACATTTTTTTTAATTGAGACATGCTAACCCGAATTTTGTTCTAATAAAAGGTCCAATCATTGATGTAACGACATCTAACATCTGTTCTCTTGTCATTTCATAATCTTTCCCGTTATCAGAATTGTTATACACCTTGTCCCTTATCTTAGTAAAAAAAAGGGACTTGTCTAAGTCCCCTATAAGTGTTTTTAATTGTTCGGGATTATTATTGAAAAAATTAAACATATTTTTCAAGTAAATTTCAATATCTACGTTTTTCATACTGTTAATCCATAGCCCACAAAATATCTCCTTCTTCTAATCTAGCCGCGAGTTTAGGCTCTATTGTCATGTTAGGATTACAGTTTCTAAAGACTAACGCCATTATTGGTAAATCAGCTAAAAAGTCAGGTGCCACAGTAATATTAGGACAATTAACAAATGTTAGAATTTGTAAGTTTTTTAACTTAGTAACTATTTCCGGAACCTCATTCACACAGTTATTTAAAGACAATGCCTTTAAATCATCTAATTTAGCAAAACTTTCAGGAAATACAAGATTAATTGGTGTATTACTAGTATTAGTAAAATTAAATCTTGTTGTTGATTCAGGTATTAATTTTAAAACATCATCAAAACCATAAAGATCAATAAACTTAGCCATATTATTTTTAGGGTATTCCAATGAAAACCCACCAGTTATTTTATTACTGTTTTCATCAAGTTGGGAATAGAACTCGTTTTTTCTCTCTTCTTTTAATCCTTTTAACGCTTGAGTATTCAATAACTGAATATCTGCATCAGATAACTCTTTTAATGATTTAGTCTTAAGAGTATCCTTCTTTTTACTAATATAGTAAGATAATACCGATCCACCTGTTCTTGATATCATACCCGCGGTTAAATCTTGACCCAAAGCAATATACTTCTTCTGTAATTCATCAGGTAAATTACCAAATTGTTCATCACTTAATGTTGGTGAATTCACTTCCATCCAAATTTCAGCATCCTCATAACTACCCAACTCTTGAACTATGTCATCACCAGACACACTCTTACGTCTATATTTTCTTAAAATTTCTTGTTCCTCAGCCGTTAAAGGTTTTGGTCGGAATAAACCTTCAAGTCCATCTAATTTTGGAATTTTACTAACGATTTGAGACCAAGGTATGTTTTGGTGACCTGAATAAACACCATCATTTGTTCCATCAGCAAGTGCCATGTTTCCTCGAGGATCAACTAAAATAACAACTGCGTAGTTCGCATCAGAAAATGGTTTATCACCATCAATTACATAATAAATCGTTCTTTCGTAATCTAAACGATAATTGTAATATAAGTTAGAACCACCTTCTCTTGAGATACACCAAGATCTACCATTCTTCAATTTAATACAATCCGGTTTTCCTTTTGGAGCATAAATCTCTAAATTAGGGATGTCTGGTTGACCTTCAGCCGGAAATACCATATCAACATCAAATTTAGACTTTTGTCCTGTATTTACGGGTGCCTTTTTAGCCTCAATAGCATCCACTATACGTTCAATTTCTTGGAACGTTAGATTTTTGATTGGTTTTGTATCTGCCGGAATCTCAGCGTTATTATCGGCATAACTTGACGCATAAAATTCGATAATATCATCTGAGATATCAGGGAATTTCTTTTTCATCGCAGCAATTAATAATCTCAAATAATTAGCATTCAAAAATTCAACTATTTTCAAAAACGTGATCTTACTCAAATTCATTTTTTCTTTTGGAACTTCACCACTAATATCCATTAATTGTCTAATCGCTCTTTTAAGTGCAGCATTCTCAACCGGTGGATCCCCCGCCTTTGCGGAATTATCTTTAATTTGAGTGAATAAATCTTTAGAAGTTTTTTTAGATTCCTTACTTGATAAAATATCCGATAACTCAGCATAAGTTAGTTTGAATAAATCTCTTTTATCAACAGGTAATTGATTTTTATATTTTTCAAACTCCTCAATTTTAGCAATAATATCATCATCCTTAAGAGAACTATTTTCACCCTTATACTTATCTATTAATTGTTGGAGGACTTTTTGACTAACCTCCATAACTAATTTCTTATTTTTTCTTTTTGCGTCTTCAACGATAACCGATGATAAAAGATTAACTAATTTCATAGACATTAATTTTATACTATAAATATACTGAAAATTTGATTTTAATAGTTCATGATCAATAATTCTTCACCCTTGTTCTGTTCTTTACCCTTTTTAGCCGCCGCAGCCTTAACAAACTCTTTTCTCTCCCACTTATATTGGTCTTCAGGAAACCACTCTCTCAGTAAGTCAAAGTCATAATAAGATAAAGAAAACTTACCTTGGATGTTCTTCAAAACGTTTGCCAATCTTTCGTGATCATTACGATCAAAATCGTGATTTGAATAATAGTTCTCAGTTTTCCAATATGGTGGATCAACATAAAAATAAGTTTTTTCACTATCATATTTTTCAATAACAGATTGAAAATCCATATTCTCAAAATGACTAATCTTTAGGAAGTGTTCAACCCAATCAGGTTTACTCAACTTATCACGAAACGTCAAATACTTTGATTTGTATTTACCTTTCAAATCAATAAAAGAACTGGTCTCAGGTTTACTTCCGCTAAACACCTGTGTAAGAATATAAGCATACTTCGCCGCAACACTATAATCAGGCGATGTTACTTGAAAATCTTTTGAGAACAACTCACTTTGAAACTCATAAAATGCTAATTTATATCTAGGATCCGTGTTTTCCACACCGAACTCCTGACACGGAATGGAATTGATCTCCTCTAACAATCTCTCGGGATTTGATAAACAAGTGAACAAATTATAATTCAAAGGATTAAAGTCATTGTAAACGACCCTATTCAAATTAGGGAACTCTTTAAGGTCCATATTAAAGAAACACCAAAACATCCCACCGAATGTTTCAACATATGTTTCAATATCTTTAGGGTAGAACGGAACAATCCATTTACCAATCTTACTCTTACCTCCAATATAACTTAACATAAATTACTTTTTATTCAAATATAAGAATAAAAAACGACAAAAGCAACTTAATAAACAACTTTTTTTCCTTCCTTACGTGAATAAACTTTCTTGGACTTAACCACCTGTTGGCTAGTCTTACGACGAATGATTTGTTTAATATGTCTCAATGACAAATCCGGTAATTTATTTTCCATTGCTTTTTCCCTTTAATACGCAAAGATAAGGATATTCTCAGAATTTACAAAAAATTATATCTTAAAACATAATCATAATTAACAAATCTGTTTTCAATATCACTGTGAGATGGTGTTTGAGTAGTTAAGTTCTTAATACTCGAGTATGTATTTAATTCGTTTTGAAGTTTTGCTAAAATTAAATCAACATGATCTTTTTCATTGGTTATCTTATCATAAATGATACCAAAATTTTTAGTTGAGAATCCTATACAGTGTGTTGTAACGGTGCTATATGTTCTAATAACGTGACTATTTATTTTTTCAAATCGGTGTTCTGGTTTAGAAAAATGGTTACCCCCAAAATAAATCAAATCATAATCTGAAGGTATTTCTCTTAAATAGATTTCAACTTCCTCCTGAAAGTTGTCATTAAACTCACAATCATCTTCAATTAACAAAAAATTATTACATCCACTGTTTTTAATAATATTAAATATTTTTATATATGTTTGTCTTAATCCTTCCCAACCTGTTTGACCTATACTATATCCATCAACCGCGGTAAATATTTCATATTTTGATAGATTAATTCTATCTAAATTACTAATAACTTTTTCTAATCTATCTGGTCTTCTTTCAAGATTGATTATAAAAATTTTATCAAAAAAACTATCAATCATTTGTAACAATTTTTATACGGACGACAACTTGCCTTCTGACTAAAACCCATCTTATTACAAGGTGTGCTCTTACAATAAGATTTACTCATCTTACGAGGTTTTTTAAATTCTTTTTCCTCTATATATTTTTTCAGAACTTCTTTTATAATTTCTTTCATACTAATAAATATTAATATGGAAACGAAAAAAACTTGTACCACTTGTAAGCAAAAAGGCGGATACACAAAACAAAACAAAATATTCCTATGGTCAGGATTTTTTATGTTGTTAATCTTAGGTTACGGTCTTTACTCATTGGTAACTGATATCATATCTCTCTTTTGAATTTAACAACACATTCAACATAAAGATCACCTAATCCAGGTGATTTAAAACCTTTATGTTTAACCCTTAAAGGTTTCGTAGTATCAAACGTATCAGGCATCGTAATTGATAATTCACCATCAGGATGTGGTATTGTAAATTTATCTTGAGTTAATGATTCTAAATCAAATTCTTTTCTAAACACTAAATCAATATCACTCTTTGAAAATCCATCCTGATCCAAAATTTCAACTTTAAGTAATAAGTTACCATATATTCCATTTGAAAAATCACCCAATCCCGTCATTCTAATAAATTGACCCGAATCAATTCCAACTGGAATTTCAAACTTAACTACTTTTATTTCTTGTTTAACAGCTCTACCCGAACAAGATGAACATGGTTTGATAATAATTCTTCCTCTACCTCCACAAGAAGGACAAGTTTGTCTTATTGTTTGTTGAAAGAATCCACCACCAATTGTTTGTACGAAAAATCCTTGCCCTTGACAGGTTCCACACGTTTCAGTGTCACCACCGGTTGAATTACAAGATGAACATTCAATATTACGTTGGTATTTAACTTCAATAGTCTTTCCCTTATAAGAGTCAATTACCCCAATACCGACATCGATTACTTTGTCAGGTACTTGAGGTTGTTTTGGACCTCTATTAAACATTTGATCAAAGAAATCATCAAATCCTCCAAACCCATTAAAACCACCATTCTTCTCCATTTCCCATTTCTGTTTTTTCTGAGGATCGGTCAATACATCATATGCTTCAGCAATCTCTTTAAATTGATCGGCACCGTCAGGATTAATGTCTGGATGATATTTTTTTGATAAATTTCTATACGCTTTCTTTATATCTTCTTCAGATGCGTTATTATTTATTCCAAGTATGTTATAATAATCTTTCATGAACTATCACGTTGTTTTATTCAAAAATAAAAAAAGAAAAAAAATTCTCAAGTCGTTTGTGACAACAAAGCGCGCAAATGAGTTTTTTAATAGATTGATTGAAGAATCTGATTCTGTCATATTTGATATGCAAACTGAAAATGGTAAGTCTTGTAAATTTGAAATAGGTATTATTCAAAAGGGTAAATTTTTATTTGATAATTACACAACAGATGAACTAGGTAGAAATATAAAAATAGAATTAGAAAATCAAGATTTTACTTTATTAAAAATTAAACCATATAAGGTTGAAGAAGGTCTTTTTGATCCTAAAACAAAAAATAGGATCTCGGTTCCTTATTTTCTAAAAACTTATTTATCTAAAGATGGTTTGAAAATGATATCCAAAGTAAATAATAGAATTGTATATCAAAAAGATGATGAGATTAAACTTTTTTCATTAAAAAGTGAATCTGACGCAGATAGATTTATTGAATCCCTTCAATTAAGGTTTTCGGTTCAAAAAAGAAGTGATGTTCTTTTTGTTAAAGACGTATCAACCGCTCAAAGACAATATTTATATAATTTGTTGGAGGAAGCAGGATTTGACAGACAATATCTATACCGGAAATTTACAACTCATCCAGCAAGTAAATAAACTCAGTTCCTGACACATCAATTTTAAAACTCTTAGCATCTTTATTCAATTCCTTGAACTTAGTACCCATCGTATGAAATTCCATTTCGGGTAATTCAAATATTACTGTAGTTTTTCCTAAATATAATCCTTGTGCAAGTTCAGCAATCTGCGCTAGTGTGGTTAAATATTTATCACTCTCTTCAATCTCTGCCATAATGTTAGTTTTTCAGGTTTTGGTATCAATTCATCTTTAGTAATACCCTTTAAACTTCTTATTAATTTTTGTTTTTCATTGTCTAAATCTCTATGAAAAATTTTAAGGTCACTCTCTAACCCATCTAATTCTTCCTCAATTTCACTTTTCGGTTTCATCCTCAGTAACTGTTTCAAGTTTTAATTCTTTCTCAACATCCATCTTCAATTTCATGAGATCATCCAAAGAACTTTTTTCAAAAATCTTCTTTAATTCTTTTACTTTATCATTAAATAGTTTCTCTTTAGCTTCTTTATCCAAATTGTATTTAATGATCCTTTTAATCCCATCAATGGTTTTTGTAAGATTCTCTTCATTTGGCTCACAAACAAATGATACAATGATCTTATCATCAACCTCATTCTGAGTATATTGCAATTCTTTTAATAAGGTCTCGGTAAATACCCAATTCTCGGGAAAGGTCAAATCAAAAGATATGTATGTTTTAATCTTACGAACACTATGTAAGTAAGGGAAAATTAATTTTATAATTTCAATGAATTTCATAGCTTTATTAAATAAGTTATTATGTATGATAAGCAAATACCATTAAGTAATAGTTCCCTCTTACTTAACTCCATTTTAATTGGATTAATACTTAAGAGAGAACTAATAAACTTAACGACTGTCCTCAAAAAGACAATTGATGAAAAGTTAAATAAAAAAAGAAATATGGTTGATAACTCAATCATTCTCTTGTTTTTTGTGATCCAAAATTTCACCACGTAGGGTCTGCAAAAGACTTTTCATGTCTTGACATGTTTTTCTAGCTCTTGTTCCTGCGCTTTTGTTTCCACCGAAAAATTTACCGGTGTCGGTTGATAGAGTCTCCATCAACGCTTTTAATTGTTCTAATGTTTCCATACATTTAATTTTAATACAAAAAATTTAAGTTTTCAATAGGTATTGTAAATACTATTGTTTATTAATTAAAAGATTTTTATCTATGCTCTTATATAATTCGGTCAGCATATCCAAATCAGACTTGGTAAATGGTTTCCTGTCGTCAAATAATTGGATAAAAAACTTTCTCAGCCCATCCACAACTTTTTGGTTTTTCTGTTTATAAAAAATCTCCGTAAAGAAATTTTTGAGAAACACTTTATGCTCCCCATCTTCACTTATGTGAATATTTTCTTTTTCAAAGTTTTCCAAGATTTTTTTCCAACACCAATCAAAATGATTACTCTGCTCCTCGTTTGTTAATAATACCTTTGTTTCGTTGTTTTTATCCCTCTCACCCCCTAAATAAGTAGTTTCAATAATATCTGTTAAGCCAACACATAAATCACAAAATAACTCTCTCTTCTCAGAAATCATATTATTGATCCTGAACCATGTATCCACATCATCATTATTTAATGGTGTTGCCACCCAAGAAAAAAAATTCCCCATATCCATATATGGGGAATAATAATAATAATATTAAATTTTTGTATATTATTGTGTTTTTTGATTGTATGATATTAATTTAGACATTTTACTTAACTCTTCATTAATAACCATATTTTTCTTTTCTTCACTCTCTTTAACATTCAAATCTTTGAACATATTGTTAAGTTTCTTCGCCCCCTTAGATTCACCCGCATTATCTACCGGTTGTGTATATCTATTATATGATCTATTTTTCTCAACACCGTAAAGGTTTTTCTTTCTCTTAGCATTAATCTTTTTACCAAATCCTGTATCAACAGCATTAGCATATTTAGCCGAATTACCAGTTTTTGATGAACCTTCAAGATTTGCTGCTAACCAATCATCGTTAGGTTGGATTTCATCATACTGTAGGTTTTCCATACCGGGAGAATATGCAAAGTTCTCAATGTATTCTTCAACCGCACCCGATGGTGTATATGCTTTCTTAGTCATTTTACCTAACTCACCATTTCCCGCAGGAAACATAGTAGGATTCATATCAAATTTACCCTTAGAACCATCTTTCAAATAGTCTTTCATTTTTTTCTCTAAATCCTTCATGTACTTCTTTGTTTCACCACCAGATTCTTTGTGAGCTCTCTTGTAGGTTACCAATCCGGGAGGATCTGATGCTTCATTAACCATCACCTCAATAAAATCAACCAATTCATTCTCACTCATTCTTAGAACGTTCTCTTCAACTTTCTTACAACCACAAGATTTATAATCAGAGTTATCTACATTTCTTAGTTTTTTTGTTTTACCATCAAACGTAAATTCGGTATCTCCTGCACATATCGCCTTACATCTAGCACCTGTGAAAGCGTTACCTTCACCCATTTCTTCATGTTTTGACATGGTTTTTTTTGCCATTTTTACACTCTTATCCGCAATCTTTTCAGATAATTCACCTTTTAACATTTTATCAAAATAATTTCCCATTTTACTTTTTATTTATAAATATCATTTTTTATTGAAATGTTCATCAAATAATCTATTAATTACTGATGGTGGTACTCCAATCTTATTACTAACACGATTTACCGTTTCCTTAATGTCACCGTCAATGATTTCCAAAGCATTAATATCACCTTGGTTACAATATGGGAACTTCTTACATTTCTCTTTTACTTTTACAAATTTACCACCAGGACCTCCGTACCTTGGAAACTTTTTGTCTTTTACCGCTCTTCCTTTATATATGGAATCAGGACCTCCAATCTTCAAAGGATCCTTTACAAACCCTGGAAATGGTGCGTCGTATTGACCTGCCGATGAAGCACCTGTTGCCTCCTTAGTCTCAATTTTTTTTAACTTATCATAATACTTCGGGTCTTCGTATATATGATCCATCGCAATTTCCTTAGCCTTTGATTTATTATCGGTGTGTTCCATCTCGGTTTTAATACCTTTGGACAATTGTTTCTTAATATCAGTTAAGGGTATTCTATGTTTTTTTGCAAGATCTTCTAAGTTCTTATCATCAGCCTTACCACCTTTTAATATCTCACCTTCTTTAATGTCCTTTATAAACATATCTTGTTTCTTAAACGCAGCCCTATCCAAATAATCATACGCCTTATCACCATAAGCATCGTACAACCTTTGGAATATTAGTGCCGGGTTTTTTCTCATATACCTAATAACATCTTCAGGAACTTCTCTGTAATATTTTCCAAATACATTATCCAAATCAATCTCTCTTGGTTGAATTGTTCTTTCAGAATCTTTCTTGAACTCCTCACCTTTGGTTTCTTTAGTCTCTTTTTTCATAGGACCGAACAAAGGACCAACATATCCTCCTGCGGATCCCGCACCGGTAGCCTCAGTGTTTTCTATTTTTTTCAAAAAATCACTTTGTGCGTCTAATGATTTAGAACCTGATGGTAGTTCTCTAAAAGATTTCTTCATAGCGTCTGATAAACTTTTCATATTATGCGTTCTTTAATCTACTTTGCCAAACACTTCTTTGATTATACATTACACCATAAAATTCTGTGAAAAGTTTGACAATAGTTTCTTTCACTTCATCATTTAACTTACCCTTTTTCAATTCTTTAAGAATCTCTGCCATCAATTTTTCTTCGTATTGACGCAAAGTATTAGATCCAAGAAAATCTTTAATCTCTTTTCGGATCATAATTTCAATTTCTTTCTGTTCTGATGATGTAAATGCCATATATATAATTACTTCAATAATTCTTTTATTGACCTAATAGAATAACCAAAACTTAAACTAGGTCCCCAAGTTATCCCGAAAGAGTTAGCCGATCCCATATACCCAAACATAGGTCCAAACCCAACATGTAGAGCCAAACCATTCTGAAATACTTTTTTTGGTGGATCAATTACCACAGAGTTTAACACAGGAATATCCAATAAATCCTTTTCAATTTTTTTATCTAAAATAACCTTACCGTCTTCGTATTTCAATGTATAAGGTGTTACCACAACTTTTTTAACTCCTTTATCCTCAATTGTTGCCATACTCAAACCAAATGTGAATTTTTCATCTAACTTTGTAGATTTCCCATTGTATTTTGGATATAACCCTAATGAATATTTTTCGGAATATGTGGTGTCATTAATTTTAATAGTTTTACTTTCAAAAAGAACATAAGTTTCTGAACCAATACTCCTAACGTCATTAGTATCTGAAAAATAAATTCTATACGTGGAATCATTAACTTTTTCAATTTGTGACCCAATATCAAAACTGTGTTCGTATTTTGGTGTTAGATAAGTAACTGTTGTAATTGTCTTACCCGGTAACTCTTTTATTATTGTTCTAAAATTAACATCTTGTTTTTCAGCTTCTTCTTTTGTTAATTGGAATGAAACCTTTTCATACTTACCCTTATAATACTTCACAGTATCAGTCATTGCAAGTTCGTTCTGATGTGCTTTTTGTTCTAAATAATCTTTGTCTTGACAGGATTTCAAGTTAGTAATGACTAAAAAAACTATTACACCTAACAAAATTAAATTTAATATCTTATTCTTCATCTTCAGGAAATGTTAAAGTTTTCTTTCTAACAGCTAATACTTTAGCCCATTTAGTTTTGAATTTTTGATAATAACTTTGAATTTGCTCAATAAATTTAACAAAATCATAATCAACCTTAATCATGGTACCATTAACATAAACACCGTTTGATTCACCAATACTGTAGAAAAATTCCAAATCTTTATCAATGATATGTCCTGACCATTCAACCGTGCTCCCATAGATATTCAATGGATAAAAATCAACAAATTCAGAAACTTCAGATGTAAATTCGTCCATAGTTTCTTGAAATGCTGATTTGTCCTCAGTTGTTAATTGTAAATCCTTACTGTCTTTTCCATGAACTACGATAACACCACCCGAAACTCTATACGCTTGTTGTTTATCTTTTTTTACCGGAGCATCATCACTAACCTTATCTTCAATTGATTTTGCAATGTTGGGTCTTTTATCCGAGATAGCATTTGTACCCGCAGTTTCTCCCTCAAATGAAGAATCCTGTTCCAAAATTATTTGTGAAAATAATTTATTCTCATTCAATTGACCATACTTACGGTCACTCATCATCTTTGACGACACCTTCAATAGGTTTTTCATTTCGTCGTATTCGTTTCTTTTCATATAGTAATTCGTTAAATCTATCAAAATCAAATGCCGGATTCACGTCAGTGTATCTCTCCGAAAAATTACTCCTTGAAACAATACCTTCGTATTTCTCAACCCCTGTAACCTTTACGTTGTGACCCACACATCGGTTATTTATTTGTTGGGTTTTAAATATCTCTTGACACAATTTAGACAATGAAACATATTGTTCATCCGTATAATTTTGCCAAAAAATACAATCCCTCCACTTCCGTTCAAAGACCTTTTCCTTATAAATACTTCCAATCCAGTTAATGTGATGTGAAGTAAGTGGTAACCTATCCAACCAACCTAAATTTTCTAATGCAATTACGATACCACAGTAATCCTCGGTTAAGTCAAATGATAGATCAGACCCCTCACTATCCTCTAATAATTGAAATACCTCACCATCCTGTTTTACAAGATAATGAGGTATTTTAGAATTCTTTTTGTTCAACCTGAATTCAACACTTTTGATATATTCATCAAAATGTCTTTTAGTGTCAATCAATATAATTCTCTTCTTAACATCTTCTGTGGGTATTCCATTTGATGATAAAGTTTTATTGATTTTGACCATTTTTACTATATATCAACCTCTTTATTCCTTCTTCAGGTTGTTCAGATTCTTCCGACATTTTCTTTAAATGTTTTTCAAGCTCACTCAGTTTTTCCTCGGAAAGAACTACCGGATTATCAATTGTTTCTTGTTTTGCAACTTGTTTTGATAATTCGTAAATCTCATCTTGAGTTAATTCCTTCGGCGGTTCCTTTTCTGTTTCACGTTCTGAATACACAATCAGCATGTGAGCAAAAGTCAATGATATGAATGGTAACAAACCCCCCGTGAAAAACGCCAATATCCTTTTATGTGCCGAAACATCAGTTGCTTCAATACCCATCGGTTCAAATAATCCTGAAACCATCTCAATCCACATCTTAAACTCTTGTGATGATGTTTCAATAAATGAAAAGGAATAAAAGAAGTTTCCAATAAACTGAATCAATGTAACAATACCAAATGGTATATAGATAAACCTACCAAATTTTGCAGACACCCCAGCCAATGCCGCAAGTGCTGCAATCTCCACCGCCACAGATAAGAATATCGCCCAAGACATCGGGTTAGATAAACCATAAAATGTGACAACGTGAGAGATTGAAACAATCGCAACCAAAAGTATAGGAATGATAAATGAGGTCACAATAATGGACCTCAAATTATCTTGTAACCATTTCTTCATATCAATTTGTGGTATCTACCAAATTTTGATTTTTATAGAAGTTGATCGGTACGTGATTCTTATCACTCAACTCTTCAATCTCCAAGTTTTTCCAAGCCGGTGTTTCGTTGATAAGTTTAATCATTTCTTGTTTTGTAATCGTATTTGATTTCAAATCCTGAACTTCCTTTTTCAAACGATTAACATCTGACCCTGTTCCACAACTTCTGAACAACAATAATACCAACACCACAAAAGATGCTATCGGTAAATAACTTTTGATTTTTTCCATAACTTTTATTTTATAAATATAAATCACATGTAATCAAACAACGATCCACTCTCATTTCTTAATTTTCTAAGAGCCTTTTCTTTGATTTGACGGACACGTTCTTTTGTAAGATTAAAATCATTTCCAATTTCTTCAAGAGTTTTTGGCGCATCACCAGCTATTCCAAAGTAATCTTCAACAATAATTCTTTCCCTATCATCCAAAATACCCAAGATCTCCATCATCTTCTCTTTCAAAATGTTTTGAGTGTTGAATAAAGATTCAGGTAGGAACCCATCAGGACTTTCAATGGTATCTAATAACGTATCACCTTCCTCATTGATTGTTTGATCATAGTTAATAACCGATGGTAGTGATTGCATCTTATCCGATAATTCACCACCTTTTTTACTGATCTCACGTTTTTCTTTGTATAGATCTTGGACAATATTAACCGGAAGACGGATGGTTCTTGAATTCTCATTCAAACTTTGAAGAATAGATTGTTTGACCCACCATACCGCATAAGAGATAAATCTTAAATTCTTATTCCAATCAAAACTTTGAATGGCTTTCATAAGACCTAGGTTTCCCTCAGCGATTAGGTCCGCTAACTCCAACCCTTGGTTTTGGTATTGTTTGGCAATAGTAATAACAAACCTTAAATTACCTTCCAACAACTCTTTATCCACCCTCTCTTTTTCTTCTTTGGTTAAAGACCCACTCAACATCATTTGAGATAGTTCTCGTTCCCTCTCAGCCGACATAACTTTTAATCTACGAACATCTTTCAAATAAGACGAGATCTCGTCTTGGTTCATAATTACAACTGCACTTCTTTCTTTCATTTTATTACTCCTGTGATTTTAATATTTGTTCTTCTAATGGTGTTAATGAATCAATACCAGATTCGTTGATCTTGTCTAAGATTTCATCAATTGTAGGTTTTTTGAATCCCGCCTTGTTCATAATTTCTTCAAGGACACTTTCATCAATCTCATTCTCAAATTCCATATCCAACTCCTTCGCAGTCATACCAAGTCCTGTCTTTTGAAGACCATAACTACGTGTGTTCAAATCAACTTCACCATCTGTTTTTTCTAAATCAAACAAATGTTCAAAGAAGTTTCTCGGTAACATCACTGACATATTGTCAGTATATTCCATCAGAAAGTATTGAGGTGCCGCACTACTAATGGTAAACGAGAGGAATTCTCTGAGTTCATTAAAATTAACTTCGGACCAAAAATGGATGATTACATTATAATCACCAAACAAAAATTTAACGGACGGTGAGTCTGCAATAGGTGCTAGACCATCAGCAACGTCCCGGATGACATTTTCTCTACCTGAGAATTCACCCATCATAAACAAAAGATATTTTTTCATATTCTTTATTGGATTAGAGTACAAAGTACGGATATTTATTTGACAAAAACAAGACCAAAATGAAAAAAATTGTCACATTATCAGAATCACAATTAGTCGGTTTAATTGAACGTATTGTGAATGAAACATCTAAGGATAAACAGTTCATTCAAAAAGCAGTTGAGAAACAAGAGAAGAAAGGAACTTCCGGCAAATTCGGTGCTTGGTGTAAGAGAAATGGTCTTGCATCTGCAGATGGTGAAGTAACTATGAAGTGTATCAACAAAGCGATGAAGTCCGATGACTCTTCTGTTGTTAAAATGGCTAACTTCGCCAAAAACATTGGTGGTTTTAAGGGTGCTAAACATTAAATAATAACAATAATAGGGGAAGATGTAACTCTTCCCCATTTTTTTAACATCACTGACTTACTTTTGAAATGTTATCAGTTTTTGTGATCTTAACAGTATTGTTAGCCCACTGACTAACCAATGGATTGTGTGTGATTACAAAGATCTTTTCAAAGTAATCTTTAATCTTACTGAAGAACTCACCAACCATCTCAAGGTTTTCATTAGATATCTTTCCAAATACCTCGTCAAATACGATTATGTTCGGTTTTGGTAATGAACATACTTTACTTAACACCGCTCTCAACGCCAAAGAAGCAATTGTCTTCTCATAACCTGATCCTGATACCATCAGTTTTTCAACACCAGTTCCGTTATCAATCATAACAAACTCAACCTCGTTCTTATCGTTAATTCTAACTTCCAATTTGAAGTAAGAACTATCTTGTAACAATCGTTGTAGTTCTGAGTTAATCAACGGCATCATCGTTTTCATAATCATCTTTGATATTCCATTCTTTCCAAAGATATCCAAATAGATCTTGTAGATCTTTTCTCTTTCAAACTCCAACGCAATCTTACTGATTAGGTCCCGATTTTTTTCAATCTTCTTAACCAATAAATCGTTTTCATTTTGAATTTGAGATAAATCCCTTTCAATCTTACCCTTCTCCAACTTCAAGTCATCCAACCTCATAGTTGCTTTCACAATTTGACCATCGAGATTTTTGTTCTCCTCGATCTTATTTTGAACATCATAAAACTTTCCGAGTTTATCTTTGATTTGTTGGATCTTCATATCATAGTTTTGAATCTCCACCTCATACTTTTCTCGGATAAGTTTGTTCCTTTCATATTGATCAAACTCGCGTTTTAGTTGTTGGAATTGTAGGTCACCTTGGTTCAACTCATTAAGATTGTTTTCAAAACCTATTTGTTGTTCCTTAAGTCCGTCCATCTGTTCTAACTTGGATTTTGTCAGTTCAGCATTCAAAAGTTCAATACCACAATGCTCACATTTGATTCCCCCACTCACAGAACGAGCCAATACTTCCAAGTCTTTCAATTTAACATTAACCTCAATTTTACTTGATGTTACTTGTTTAATATTTTCTCGGATTTTATCGTGCTCTGTTTCGTTGTAGAACTCACTCGGTGGAACAACATTAACACCATCCATTAACTTTTTGGTCTCCTCTTTCTTATTCTGAAAAACAAGGATCTCACCATTTAAGTTTTCCGGGTTGATCAATGAGAGTTCTTTATCAATGTCAGTGTGTTTCTTCAACATCAACTCATCACGGAATTTTTCACCACGAGATAAACGATCGTTAGTGTCTTCCAATTTACCATCCAACACCATCTTCTGATCGTTGTTTGTGGTAATCTTTTCATTAGACCCAACAATCTCATCTTCCAACTGCTGTGTTGAATAAAGATTTGACATCATCGTCTTTGAAAAACTTGAATATAGTTCTTTACCTACCTCTTCTTTTTTCTTCAAAAACTCCAACCCCAAGAATTTGCTTAATACTTGTCCTCTTGCCGTTGGTTTAGATTCCAATAAGTCCTCCAAGTTAGATGCGGTGGTTAAGATCGTCATCAAAAAGTCCTCCATCTCACCGATAGAATTCTTAATGAACTTTTCAGTTTCACGTCTTTGTTCTCCAGTATAATTCTGAAGTTCCCCATTAGGTAGTTTCTTAAAGAAGTCCAACTCAGTCTTAACATTCCATTCACCTGATTTTGCTTTCTTCCTCTCCAAGTTACGAACAATTAAGTAATCTTCCCCATCAATAGTAATCTCACCCTTCACACTTACCTTATCCTTATCTGTAAATCTGTTGAAGATCTCCTCAGATTTGGTTGTCTTGGTCGTGGTGTTGAAGAATAAGAACATCAATAAATCCACACTTAATACCGTCTTACCTCCGAAGTTGGGTGGGTTTGATTCAATCACGGTGATACCATTACACTTTTCAAAATCCAAAACCTGTCCATCACCGTATGATAAAAAGTTTGAAAACTCAATCTTTCTAATATACCACTTCTTAAACGCCGCATATTCTTCCTCCGACGCAGCAATCTTATTCTCAACCATTTGGTCAATACTCAACACCTCTTCTGAATGTCGTTCCAAATCCTTGGCTTTCAGATAATTCTTCATCATCTCAACCTGGTAGTTACGATCCATAATGTTAAATGAAACATCAACCGTCTGCATAGTGTCGTCATCTTCGCCAGCAATTACCTTGGTAATAACATTCACGTTCGTTGTGTTGTATTTCTTTTGAAAATACAGCTTAACACTCTTGATTCTCTCCTGTGTAAAGTTCTCAGGTGAATCTTGCCATACCACTTGAACGTACGGATTATTTAGTTTATCAATTTCTATCTTCTTACTCATAAATTCGTAATTAAAATCAGGCTTGGGGTTGAATAGATCCCACATTGTTATCCTCGGTTAGTCCTGACATCGCTTTGTGTTCTTCCACTAATTCTTTCAAACGTTGCATCATAACCTCTTGATACATCTTGTTGTATGCTTTTTGAGCACCTTTGATTTTCTCGTTTCTTACTTTCACTTTTTGTTTGTGATTTTTTCTGTTTCTTGATACTGGCATAATATAAATTTTTATCCCTATAAAGATAAAAAACTTTTCTGACATAATCAAATAAAAAAACCGGTCAATGACCGGCTTTTTTTAATGTTTGTTCAACCCTCTCATTTAGGTCTATTTTGTTCGTACCATTCAATGATACTGTTGATTGCCCAAACACCACCCGATGCTAACATACCATCGAAAAAACAGGATATTATGGAGTTAGTAGAGTAAAATTCATTTGTTGGTGAAAACAACACCAACGACATAAGAAATCCAACCCAAGTGCTTGTACACATCATACAGGATATCAAACCACTAATAAATGTAAAAATGGGTTGAAACACTGATGGTATTGTCGCTGCGTTATGAATTGAGTTTCTTAAATTGTTAAAAATGGAACCATATACCAATATGTTTGACATCCCATAAGCCATAAGTAACCATCCGAATAACATCATATTCTTTTTATTTAGAATAAAGGTCGTTCAAGTTTGATCCTCTCAAGATAGCGCCTTTTTGTAGATAGTTTCTTGATAATTCTTTCACTTGTTCTTCCAAGTTTTTTATTTTGTCACTCTTTAATGATAACTCATCGTTTAAAGATTGTATAGTGTTCTCAAGTTTTTTTATTGATTCTAAATCAGCAACATAAACCTCTTTAACAACTTCCACCGGAACTTCTTTCTCAACCTCAACAAACATTGATTCACCTTCACCTAAAAGTCCATACTTCTCAATATTATATCCCTTCATTAAACAGGCTAAAACAAATGAATCGGAATTTTCAATATCGTTTAATTCACAGAATTTTACGATATTCTCATAATTCTTCTTCGGAATCTCAATAGTTTGTAAGTTGTTCTGTTCCATTTACCAAATCATCAATACTGTTTATTTTGAAAGCCAAAAATGGTTTTGGATTCATTAAGTCTACAAAATCATAGACATCAGTTTCAACATTGTAAATACCGAATCCGTGTTTATTCAATGTTTCACCATAGTTTTGTTGTATTGTTGATCCAACCATATACGCTTTCTTCCCACCAGGAATATTAAACACCTGTCTTTTATGGATATCACCACACAATACTAAGTCACAACCATCAAACTTATCAGATGAAAACCCTTCTTCAAACTTATAACCAATATCTGTTGTAAGTCCTTGGACAGGTCCGTGGAACAATCCTATCTTGGTTCTACCATCCTTGTTGATCTCAGGTGGTAGATTATGTTCCATCAAAGAATAAACGCACCAATCGATGTTTTCGTCCTCATAAACCCCACGATTTTTAAGATAAACGATATTCTCGTTCTTCAAAGAATCAATGATGGGTGTTAATGTATCCAATCGCTCAGTATTGTTCTCCAAGAAATCGTGGTTACCTATAATTAAAATTGTCTTTGCAATTTTTGAACACTCGGTTAATACCCAAGCAACCATCTCAATCAATTCGGGTGAAACTTGGTTCTTACTATGAACCAAGTCACCTGTAAATACAATACGATCGGGTTTAATCTCTCTAAATTGATTAAACATATCATTGATGATATCTCGATACAATTCGTGATCCTTAAACAACCTAATGTGTAAGTCTGAAAAATGTACTAACTTCTTAATCATCCCCTAAAATTTTGAAATCCTCATTCATAAAACCGCAACCATCACATACATAAGTCGGAAACGGAACTAATGTGTCTTCTGAAGACCCTGTTAATAATTTACTAACCTTTTTAATAAGAGTAACTTCTCTGAATATTACTCCTCCACAACTCTCACACTTAACCGTGGGTTGGTCTTTTAACGAAATTTTTACATCACTCATGACTTGAATATTTTTCTTTAATCATATTAACAAAATTGGATAAAATCAATGAACTCTCCATCATTTCATCACCATAACGGTCTTTCAATACTTTAATACTTGAATAAAGTTCGTTAAGATTAATCTCACTTAATTTTTTAACCTGTGATTCAACTTTTTTACGATATGTTTCATAATACCATAAATCAAACGCCTCAAGTCGGAAAGTATTCAATAGTTCAGACAATTCTAAAATATCCCAACCATTATTAACACAATGAACTACCTCAATTTCAGAATCAGCGGCATTAAAAATTTGAAGACCATTTTCCATAGGACAAAAATTGTTTGTCATATAGAACGCAATCTTTTGATAATTCTTATGAAGTTTGGGATCATTGTTAATTACATAGACAAGATACCCATCTCTAGTATAACTATTAAAATGATTATTAGTATCTCTAGATGCCGTACACCACTTGGTGGATGCTCCATATTTCAAGGACGCTTCATACGTTAATGGACGACACATAAAAATAGTATCTTCATTTTTAAGAATTTTAACCTTGTTCTCAATGTTTTTTTGGAAGTCAGCGTCTTCTTTTTTAGTTACCGCATTTCGGATTACTTCATTAATATATTCAAAATCTTTATAATCAGAATGATAAATGTCTTTATTATCAATGTATGCAATAAATTCGTGAAACTTTGTAACGGTACCCATAATATTTTTAGGTGAAATATTTGGATGGTTGGTTTTCATTTGACACATATATTCCAAATATTTCTGCGTCTTGGACATATCGTGATTAACGAACGATTCAAAGGTAGAACTTCTAATTACAGGATATTTCTCCCTAATTGTTTCAATTTTTGACATAATTTTATTTTTTTATTGTTTTTTCAAATCATATATAGATAACATCAACTAACTCATTTATGTTCAAACCATAGAACTTGAAGTTATCAACCTCGTGTTGGTATGTCTTATGAAAATGACCATAAACCCATTTAATTTGTTTTTCACCCTTGAACTTGTCATAGACCTTGGTAATCATTTGTCGGTCCAACTGAAGATCCGAGTATAAATTACTATCATTCATCGCATAATGATGAACCAGACTATCAAATCCAAATGGTGGTGTGGTTATCGGTGCTGTATGGGTAACAATCACATCAACATCCAACCCATCAAACCTAACAGGATCAATAAATGGAACCCCTTCGTTATCCCAATAACTGTACCCCAACGTACGATGCTTACGATCAATACTAATCGCACCACCAATAAATAAATGAACCAAACCATCTATCGTTAAGACATCAAAATCTTTAACAAAAACGATGTTTGAATATTTTGGTGGATTGTCCCACACATTAGGATTATCGTGATTACCACGAATAATGTATAGGGTATTATCATTCACAACCAATCGTTCATTTACTCGGTCAAGTAATTCTGATTGTTTATTTATCATACCTATTCCAAAATCACCAACTTGGACAATACTAAAATTATCCAAGCGGTCACTTGCTTTAACAACCACGTTTAGGTCACCGTGAATGTCTCCCAAATATGCTATTTTGTTTCCCATAACAACAAAGGTAATAAGAAAAAATTAAACCATCAAACTTTTTCCAACATAATTTTTACCTCAGCCATTAAGTCCTTGGTTTCAATTACCTTATAATCATCAATCGCTTCGTTAATCCAAACCAAATAACACTTACCAATCTTAATGTTGGTATTCTTCTCAATCAAATGTTTATACAAATTCAACTGAAGAGAATAAGTATTCAATTCACACTCTTCCAAATGAGAGATGGGGTCTTTCATCTTGTTACCATAGTTATTACCAGTCTTAATCTCCTTATTGGTCTTGTAATCCCAAATCTGATATTCACCGGCTTTCTTGTTGTAAAACAATGCGTCAATCTGACCAGCAATACCATATTCCATATCACCAACAACCAATTCCATTTTAACCGGAATTAAGTTAGCCTTGGCCTGATGATAAAACTTTTCAACCATTTTAACACACTTATCAAACGGTTCTCTAATCGGATCCAAACCAAATCGTTTAACCACAGGAACCGGATCATAAGGAAAGATCTTGTTGTTCCATAAGTTTTCAGCATACAAATGGACAGCACTTCCTTTTACCGTAGAGAAGTCACGTTTGTAATCCCAATCCGAGATAACATCCTCAACCTTCAACCCCCTCTTACTAGCATAACTCTCAGCCATACCTTGGGTATCAAACTTATCCTTAAACTTACCAATGAAGGTTGTTACGGATGTTAGTTTTTTACCGTCACAATAATACTCGTGTGGTTCATCGTAATACGTGATACCATTGAACTTAGATAGTTCCAAAAAAATATTTTCCATATTTACTTAATTTCATAATAATACTCATCAATCTTACCCTGAAGTTCGGCGATGTCCTTATCATCGGGTAATCTCAATATTTCAATACGACCGAATAACCTACCGCCATTCAATTCGTGATACAAAGATAATGCATTTTTCCAAGCATCGCCATCCAATGCAATAATTATTTTTCCTTTTGCATCATTATATAACTTATCCATCAGTTTTTGAGATAAATGTTTTCCCAACATAACCACAGGATTATCCAAGAACAACGCATCAAATACACCCTCAACCAAAAAGATATCCTTATTCCAATCAACTCTACTCTCGTTGAAAATAATCTCGTCTTTCGGATAATCAGGATTTCTGTATTTACTCTTTGAGTGTTTGTTCCACGATCTTGCAATATAATAATTCAACTGACCTTCTTGGTCATACGAAGGAATAATAATACGACCCATAAAATCACCCTTATCACAAAATCCAATGTCGTATTTTTCAATCATCTCATCGGTAATGAAACGACTTTTCAAATAATTCATCGCTTCTTTATAAACCGGATATCTCGGATTTGAATCCTTAAACTTCGTATAACTTGGTGGTAATTTAATCTTCGGAACTTTCGGTCTATCAGGTTTCACCTCTTCGGGTGCCAAAATAGAATAAGTCCTCTTTTGTTTCTTCGTTCCCCAAGTATCAAATAATTTACCCAATGGTCCGTGAGTTCCATTATCATCCGAACAACTCCAACACTTATAAACGTGTCGGAAATAATTAACCTCAAAATTCCCTTTATTCCTACCCTCATCACACGCGGGGCAGTTAAACGAGATCTGTCCTTTACTCTCGTAATGAGCACGATACTTACCAAGTACCTCTTCCAATAACTCAACTAACAACTCTGACTCGTCATTCATACGAGCAAAGATAATTCACTTTTTTGACTTTACCAAATTTTTTATGAATTTTGTTATTTTGTGTGGTATATAACAAAGATAGAGTAGTGGAATTATCACCCACATTACGACCAAATACCCTCCTGTTTCATATAACCCAAAACACAACAATAAGCATCACTCATATCATAAACTTCCTTTTTCAAAGTATTGTTTTTGGTGTATTGCCAAGTTATCTGAGGTTCTCTTTTTGCCACCAATTCCCAAATGATATGTTTCTTATCAATATCTTTTGGAAGACCACCGAATAAAACAAATTTCTTCTTATCATTTTCTTTAACTAATTCGGGAAACGCACATTTTCTTGAGTTGTAGGTTGTTATATAGTCGAGAACCAACCCAAGAGTATCATAAATTAGTTTCGTAATAAATGAATTAAACCTCAATAAAGTTCCAACAGTGTAGATGTTATTACTATTCAACAAAGGTTCTTCAATTATAACTTTAGTAATACCCAAATCTTTATAATCATTTAACTTAGTTTGAAAGGTCTCCGCCTTATCCAAAAGTTCGTGAATTTTATTTTCTCTTTTTACTTTTGTTTTCGGTGAAACATGTGTCAATTCTAATAACTCGCTCGTTTTAATATCAAAAAGTGCCCACCCAATTGTGCTAGTAGAAATATCCAAACCAAGAACTTTTGGTGAATTCTTTAAATCTTTTCCCATAAAATAGTTTTATAACTTAAAAATGTTAAATTTTCATTAAAAATCAAGCTTAATTACAAATTGTTGTAATCCTGTTCTTTTTGTTGGTGATTGTAGCTTAGATATTAACATTAAATCTTTGTTAGAATCATACAATCCGATCTCGGTGACATAAGGTGTGTATGTCGTATTCCAAGTTGGATTAGAACTCTTTTGGAATTGTTCTTGTGTTAAATTAACCTCATACTTCATTTCATATATTGTTGCGGCAATATCGGTTTTAATTGTACCGTAGAAGAAAATCTCATCACCAAATTGAATACCTTGCTGTGTTGGTGATGGGTTTGTCATATAATCCGACAAATAATATGATGGTGCATTATTATATGATGTTTCATCAATAACAAACGTTGTTCCTGTAATACCCGCAGGTGTTAAATAAATACCATTCTTTGTAATTCCCGAAGTAACGTCTATATATCTCCAATTTGTCGGTGTTGGTAACGCACCATTTGATGTCTTTTGGACCAACAGATACATTTGATTAGCATTAAACCCTGAACAAGATGATGTTGGGCTTCCATTCATAAATGGGAACTCATTACCAAATCTTACAGATACGTTAGCAACATCGTTCTCGGGATCACCACTGACTTTGGAATAGATATTACAATGTAATGAATTGGTAAAAGTTCCACCCGTAGAGTTAAATCTATACGTCACATACATCGTATCGGAACTTGATGTTAAAACACCCGTAGAACCTTGTCCTCCACCCGCACAAACGTTAGGAACTATTCTTGATACTTTGGGTACCGGTAGTGTCCAAGACCTGTTAGAAGCATAAGACATCGCAGCAATAATCTCTTGATCATCAAATACAACCATCTTATGATCGGGAAATACCTTACCAACACGATTAGGAATACCATTACTATTTGGTTTATTATCCCACAAATCGTAATATCTAATACCGGGATTATTCATGTCGGTATTTTTAATAGATGTTAAATATTTTACCTCGGCAAGATTAGCTGATGTAAAACCTGTAGGATCAATATAGAAAGTTTGACCGATCGTTCCACCACTATTTTTATGCCACATCAACCAAGGAATTTCAACACTAAAGTTTCTTGCTAACCCTGTTGGATCTGCATCAACATCATAAGGTTCTGTTGCAAACTTCTCACCATAAAAATTATCAATAGATTGATTAGTATAATGAACAATAGCGATTGCTCTTTGCATTTCGGGATCAACATTAATTTTTTCCGAGAATGAATTATAGTATGATGTTCCAGTATTGACTGTTTGTCCCGATGATGATTGATATCCTAAATATTCTTTTGTTCCTAAATAACCAACAGTTCCATAATTCTCATAACTATTATTAAAACCATTGATATATCCTGCAAAATTCTCACTCCAAACTATAGACATATTCCAAACCTTTGGATAATCCTGAGAAATATCACAAGGTGTTTCAAAATTAATAGCGTCCGTACTCCAATAATATGATGGTGTTTCTGAATCGTAGAACGGTGTAAAAGTAGATGGGTAATTTATCATTCTACTTGATGAGCAAGTGAATGCTGTATAATTTGGTAATGTTCTATCTACCACAACGTTTCCTGTACTCGCACTTTGAACACGATAAACAAACATGGGTGATCTTCCTGTAATTGTTCCACAACCCGAATTGTTGGTGAATAAGAATAAGAATGTTCCCGCAGAAATCGTACTTGTTGTTCCACAACCATCACTAACACCACGTAATGTTGTTCCACCACTTAATGTTGATGCGCGATATTGTGAATTAATCGTATATGAACTTGTTGTAAAAGCACTTGATCCACTGAAAAACCCTAATGGTTCTGCAGTATTAAAAACTTGTGTTGATTGTGAAGCGTTAAACGGTATTCCATATGTCAATCCACTACTTCCCGCCAAATAGAAAGGATATTTAACATAGTTTTTTGTGCTTTGAGGCGATCCTGTATTATTTTGGTCATTAAAGTTTGGTTGTAATACGTTACCATTCTTTTGGTTAAACCCTGTGGCACAACCATAACACACTTCGGAATCTCCGACTTGAAAATAACTAATGTTAAAATTACCTTGTGATAATTTATTTCTACCAGCATCCGTTAAGATACTCGTAATTAAAGCTGAAGTTGATTTTATTATATACGACATATCTATAATTATTATGAATTAGTAATTTGAAATTTGAGCACCGAATGGATTAGAAATTGCAATACCCATTCCAATTACTTTACAATCTATTATTCTTCTTTGAGTAAATCTTACATCCACATTTACATTAACATTTATGTTATTCCTACAAGTTGTAGAAATATAACCATCTCTTGTTATTGTTGCGTTATAGTTAGCATTATATTCAATAGTAACAACATCGTCCTTTTGAATATTAAATGAGGATCTTATATATGTTAAATCACCCTTAAATTCTCTATTCGTTAAATTACAATAAGAAGGCATCGGGAAATTAGTTGTAGGATCTGTAGTAATTGTTTGTGCAACACCATTTACCTTAACCACCGGAGTTACATTAAATGTATAAGCAAATCCTGTTTGAACGTTTTGATATGTGAATGATTTTTGAATAGTCAAACCAACCGGTATTGTCGCACCTACAGGAATCTGATCGGTACCTAAAATGGTATATTTACGATACCCACTACCTTGTTGAACAAAAGAATTACCAGGTCCAATTGGTGGGAAATTATTTTGTTGTGAATCCAACCTTGCCGTTAATTCATAGGTCGTTAATGGCTGACTACCAACAACCGCAGTTGTACTAACAACATTGTTATCATCATCCTTCAATCTAACTTGATAGGTACCATTTGAAAGCCCTGAGAAATACGGTGATGCTTGATAAGTTAAACCACCATTTACTGAATATAAATAAGGTTGTGTTCCACCATTTCCAATCACCAAGATTGCACCATAATGTGTTGATGGTGTAGCATAACAAGTGTCATCGGTAATATTCACACTAACCGTTGGTGTTGATGCCGTACATGTTCCCGTAACAACAACAGCAGTACTGAAAACAGGATAACCACCAACAATCCAACCACTTGTTGGAACGATAGAGGTTGATGTTGAATATATTTGTGTCGATAAATATGTGTTTTGAACCAAATCCCATCTAGTACCTGACCATCTAATATTCCACGTTCCTCCACCTGTAGACGCACTCCACGATTGTCTTCCATTTACGAAATAAGTAGAGTTAAACGTCACAGCCGAAGTAATAGCATCACTTTGTAATGTTAAACAAATGGTCGGTACCACTGCAGGTGTTGTGCTAGGTGTAATTGTTGGGGTAGGCGTAACTGTTGGTGTTGGTGTTAAACTAATGATCGTACAAGTTGTTACCGCAGTATAATCACCATAATAATCTACCGTAGTCGCAACATAATCACCCGGTAACAATCCAACTCTATACGTTCCCGTACCACCATCGGACCAAGTTGTGGTATATGGTGCCGTTCCACCATAAATGGTTAAAGTAATTGTTCCATCGGGTGTTGTTGATGACGATGCACTAGTACCCGAACAAGATACCGTTAAATCCACAACATTATTAACCTTACAATCTGATATGATTGAAGGTCTTAATGGTCTTGTACCCGTAGCACTTAACGTATTAGTTGTTGATGGTGTGTTAGACGGTGTTGTATTAGGTCTTCTCGTATTAGAAGGGGTAATACTCGGTGTTGGTGTCATAGTCGGTGACGTTGTTGGTGTTGGTGTTGGTGTAGGACAAGCAATTGCGGTTACCTCACCACCACCATTATAACAAGATTGACAATTAGAATATAATCCCGATAAATAACCTTGTATTGTTCCAATAGTTCCCGAAGGATAATATTGATAACAAGAACCCGAATACCTATAAACGGGTGTTGGGTATTCTGAAAGATCCAAAACTTTAACATTAAATGTTTTTACATCGGACGCATTACAACAATTTACAAAAGTAGTTGCTGTATAAACAACCGTTTGTGATGCAGCATACTCATTACACGCAACACAACTATTAAATGATGTATAACTTAAAGTATCATTTGCCGAAGTATTTGTTGAAATACTATTAGCCGAGTAACATAGATTATCATCACCCGTTCCATTAAAGAACGCAACAACACCTGTCGGAAATGTTGAAGATTCAATGAACCCTTCTCTAATTGCTGTTCCGTTACACTGAACAAACTTAACTCTAACTCTTCCCGATGAGTTACAATCCGTACAATTATTAAAATATGGTGTAGAAGGAAAAAATAATTGTGGTTGAGTGTTAGTAACATCCCAAGAACCACCATCCGTCCAACAACCAGTTCCAAGTCTTATAACCTGACCGGGAACAAACACTTGGTCATTAACCACCGCATACAGTTGGGCTGAGGGGTTACTACAAAAATTAAATAATCTATTTCTAAATGCCATACTAATAAATAATCATTAAGTCGTTTTTTTTTTATGGACATGAAGGATCTCCACAACCACCACCAATAAGAGTTATTGTCTCACCACCAATGTCAATAGCCTGATTTGCGGAAGTTAAAGTGTCATCAAATTGGTAACATTCCGGACCTAATACTGTAATTTGAATAACATCACCATTATTATATGATGATAGATCTTGATTATAAATTAATCTAGTTTCTGCAGGATTGTTACATTGTTTCACAATTCTTGGTTGATATGGTGTTGATGCTGTAAACCAAATATTAGTCGTTCCGGGATATGTGGTGTTGTAAGGATATTCAATCGACGTTCCTTGATCCAATTGATAATAATCATTCTTATTTGTAGATATACTATTACCCGTCCAAACCCATTCATTACTGTTTGAGGTAACACCACTCGCAGTTATACCATACAATGAAATTAAAGTTCCGCCATAATTCTTTAATTGATGTATGTGAACACCCGAACCCGTTTCAACATCATATTGTTCATTAGGCGAATAAATAGTTCTGATTTTAAATTCATTTGCCTCAACTGCAGTGATTATTAATTTATTTTGTGCTGGAGGACCTTGATTTTGAGTATCATATAAATTATCAGTTCTAACATTTTCTCCTTGAACTAAATAAAGATTTGAAAATGAAGCATTGATTATTGATCCATTATAAAATTGACCCTCACCTATTTCATTAGAATCAAACTTCAGAATATTAATCTGTTGTGTTGGATTAGTAGGTGATGGTGTCATTGTATTTGTTGGTGTCATTGTATTTGTTGGTGTATTCGTAGGTGTTTGAGATGGTGAAGCGGTGATTGACGCTGTTGGTGTTTGAGATGGTGGAATTTCATTTTGTATTCCAACACTCCCAAGAGAATCCACTATTTTAACACCAAGCAATGATAATGTATCATATGGTGCGGGAACATTTATTGTAAAATTATTAGTGGTCGTTGATGTTGAATAATAAACAAACGACCCGTAAGCATCTCCTACGTAAATGTCAATCGGTGGAACCGCTGTTATTGAAGTAACTGATATTGTTGTTGCCATATTTTTTTTATGTTACAGTATAAGTAAAGAATTGTTGAGTGGGTGATGTAATTATTTTAGTTCCTGAAATAGTCGCACATTGACCACTCCAACTAACAAACGTATTATTATTACTAGGTACACCCGCACCAGTTGTGAAATATGCTGCTAAGATGTTTGAACTAACCGTTAGAGTTTGAGAACATCCTCCCGGTAAATTAGGTACCGACAATACTGTACCCGAATATGTCAATTGAAGTGTTATGGTATCGCCGTTTTGGAATGTGAAGGGTAAAAATCCTCCCGCACTAACAGATGTTGGTGCCAAGTTTGAAAGTCTCCAACCTGAACCACTCAGATAATTACCGGTACTAGCTCTTCTAACTTGATTAAATATTGTTGATCCACTATCTGTACAGGTACCTCCTGATGGATTCACACCTGAAGCTGTCGCCAAGGTTCTTGTTGTCGCCGTAACCAAACTTCCGTTCTTAATAATATTCGCCGTAACCTGCCATGGTTGTGTTGTCATACCTGAGAAGAAACCTGTTTGAGTGTTAAAACTCATACCCCACTGATCGTTAAATGATCCATTCCAAGTTGCTCCCGTAGGTACGTTAGTTAAACCACTCAATACTGCAGTTCCCGAATACACTACCGTAATCGCACTTCCCGGATATGTCGTACCTGTAATATCAACGGAGTATGCTGTTGCCGCTGACGATACAAATATCGGTGTTCTACTCCAAACAAATGATGTAATCGCACTAAATGTATTCGCCGAACTTGGTCTTGTAATAGTTACCGGTGTTACGGATGTTTGAGCATTAGTAATATTATCTCTAACAACAATTCCATATGTACTACTTGATAAACCCGAGAATAATGTGCTAGACGAGAATGTAACACCACTATTGATTGAGTATATATAGTTAGAACCCGTCGCACCTGATCCTGTAACATTAATAATTCCGAAGAACCTATTCGCAGTTATTGCACTATTTGTATAACTTTCACAAGTATCATTTGATGATGCCAAACTTAAAATACCGATTGCCGGTAAAGTAGGTGTTGGTGTTTGTGTTGGTGTTGCAGTATTTGTCGGTGTTACCGTTGGTGTAGGAGTAGGTGTTGATGGTGTTAAACAATCAACACAAGATGAGAATGACGCAATAGCACCTCCATAAACAACATTTGATGAGTTGTCAGTATAATCTGTTAAAGTAACACAAGTAGATATACCATCAATATAAGCACTAAAAATACTACCTCTTGTAATTGTCGTACCCGTTATAGAAATATTTTCAGAAACAATGTATTCATCACCCGTCGAACAATCAGTAAGAACTTTATTTCCACCGGGACAAATAAATGGTGAATTTACAATTTCATATATTGAAGTACCACTTGAAGAAACCGATCTTGTTGGAATAGGTGTATTTGTTGGTGTTTGTGTTGGTGTAGGACTCGGACTTGTTCTTGTTACAGATATTGTAAATGTAACCGCAGCGGGTGAAGTCGTAGAAGGTGTTGGTGTAAATGTTGGTGTCGTAGTAGGTGTCGCTGTTGGTGTTGCAGTATTCGTCGTCGTTATTGACGGAGTTGGTGTTGTAGTTGGAGTTGGTGTCGGTGTTTTGGTTGGTGTTGGAGTTGGACAACTACTAACATCAAAAACACTATCACATATGTCGGGACAATCTGTCGAACATGGTTGCTTACCACTTAAAATACAAGAACCACCTAAAGATGTTGATAAACACCATTTATTACCATCATAAAACACTGTAGCGGCAGATATTGTCCCACCACTATAAATATTTTTACCATTGTAATATGTTATGCTTTTTGTATAATTCCCACTATACGCCGATAATGACGGAAATGAAGTATTGAAACAAAAATTATCATCGGTACAACCTGTAACAACTGGTGGTAAATTCGCAAAAAGCGGAATGTTTGGTAATCCATAATTAAAATTAACACCACCACCCGTACTAGCATTAAAATTAGAAATAGTTACTGCCGATAATCGGTCATTAGGATTATCAATATAATATAACTCAGTGGTACCTCTATTTGTGAAATATATTTTTTCATCAACCGCTAAGTGTAAAGTACCTAAACTATTACCACCCGTTTGAACAAATGTTGCATAATTTGTTGATGCAGTAACGGTTGTCGCACTTACAGGTGGTGTTGTATTAAGATTAAATTGTAGTATCTTCCCACCCGCAGACGTTTGAAATTCGGAAACATATAAATAATTACCATCGGGTGAGAATTCACATCCTAAAACATCACCAACATCAAAAACCTCGGGATTAGCACCATTGATATCATATATCGTATAACCCGTATTTCCCAATAAAACTTTTTCATTAGTTAAAGCACCGGTTGATCTATCAAAATCAAAAATACTTACAGCAGGTCTGTAAGCCGTGTATGATGGTACCGCCAAAGAATCACCAAGAACCATCGCAACTTTACTATAATCGGGTGATGGTTTTATTTGACCATAATTATTATACCCCTGTAAAACTTGAGCGGTGGTTGAGGTATATGGTGTTCCCGAAATACCTATATTATTAATTAGAAATGAATGTATTTGATTTCTACCCCAATTAGGTGTTATTACCCATAGATCTTGACCATTTTGATGTAAGGCAGTTGTTAATACCTCAGCATAACCATATCCGTTATTAGAACCTAACGGATAATTAGCTTCACCCCCCGTTGTTGATCTATTACCTAATTCAACATTTGTATTTATAACTTGGAAAAATGGTGATGTTCCACCAGTATATTTGAGTGTATTATACGTTAATGCTTGACTTGAGTTACCATAACCATTTTCAGTGAACGCCGCACCCACACCAACTGTTAGAACATAATACGTATCCGAACTATATGGTGATTGTAAAATAGTTGCCGATTGCATCGAAAAAGCACTTCCCGATAAACCTGTTGCAATGTCCGTTCCTCCCGATGTTTTGATTGTAACACCATCAGAAACAAGTAATAATTTACCATTATCGTCAGAAAAACTGGTCCCACTCTCACCATTAGTTGCAAAAAAATCAATGGAACTTGTTACAATTTCGGGTGACCCACCACTAAATGTAATCCATATATTATTACCAGTCGTTTCGTGTGACGCAATCCAGTTCCAACCTTGTTTTGTATTTAATGCCATGTTATGTTAAACAATTTATATCGAAATCAATTATTAAATTGATAACTAAATCTTTATTAAAATAAGTATCAACACCCGAAGAACTTGTAACAACTATTTGTCCTGTATTTTGATCAACATTAACCGAAGCAATATCAGGAAAACCATCTAACAGATTTGAAACAGTATCATACCATAGAGTATCCGAAGGAACTTGTGAAAGTGTATATCCCGTATAAAACGTAGAACTTGATGATGTTGTACCTGCACTTATTTCCGCAGTAAATACCGATGAATTAAATACACAATAAGTATTTCCCGATGTTAAAGCACTATACGCTTCATACACCATACTTAACATATCTCTTTTTTGTCCAACCTGTACTATCATGTCGGAATCACACACACTATATGTTTGGAATGACGCTCTTAAAACACTACAAGAAACATCAGTAGATCTTGTTAAGGTACATCCATTAGAACCCGAAACTGTTAAGGTGTATGTCCCTGCAGTTAATCCTGTGGCAACTAATCCACCCGTAGTTGTTCCCGAAACATTTGATGACCATGTATATGTAAATGGTGGTAACCCTTGCGTAATTAACGCAGTAACCGTTCCACCACTTCCGGTGTCACCACAAGTTTGAGAATATAATGTAAAATTCAATCCCGAATCACTACCAATTGTAAATCCCGATGAAATAGTACAACCTGTACTATCAGTAACAGAAATAGTATAATTACCCGACACTAAATTACTAAAGGTTGTTGATGATAATGAGGTTCCCAATAAACTTTGTCCGTTACTTAAAACATAATTAAATGGTGCCAAACCTCCCGATGTTTTTTCAACATAAACTTGTCCAACACCACTATTACACGTATCACCCGTTGCACTAACATTTATACCGAATGAAACATTATTACTAATTGTTGTTGTTCCCGTATAACCACAAGAACTATTATCGTTAAAAATTATTGTATATGTTCCCGATGTTAAATCTTCAAAAGTATATTGTGTGGAATTAGTAACTTGTGATAAAATAGTGATCCCACTTAATTTTAATGTATATGTGTAAGCAGGACTTCCTCCATCCACACTAACCTTTATTGACCCATCACTAGCACCACAGTTAGAGTTAGTTGGAACAATACTTACAGAACTAATTGACCCAGGTGAAACCAATGTGGTTGATAATGTGGCAACACATAATCCCGCATCTGTGATATTAACACTAAAGGTTCCGGGACTCAAAGCCGAAAATGATAAACTTGTCGCAGTAGTGGATGATATTGTTCCATTACTAGCCGAAAATTGATATGGTGCAGATCCTCCCGATATTGTCAATGTTGCCTGACCATTAGATTGTAAGCAAGTTGGTTGGATTATTGAACTAAACACACCACCAACAACACTTACGGTTCCTACGGTAGCGTCCTGTGTTAATGAACACCCACTACCATCCGTAACGGTTACAGAATAAGTTCCCGCTGATAATCCTGTTCTTGTGGATCCCGTAGATCCATTATCTTCCCAAAGATAAGTGAAGGGTTCCGTACCTGTCTCACCAGTTATAGAAATCGTTCCTGTTGATGTAATACATTGAGAACTATCCGTTATTACAAATCCGTAAGAAATACTCGGACTATCTTCTATGATACACGTTTCTGTGGTTGCAGTACAACCCGCACTCCAACCCGACACATAATAAATCCCTGTCCCTAAATTAGTAAATGTGTATGTTGAATTATCCGTTGTTTTGGAATCAAAAACCGCACTCCCTTTATATAAAACAAAATCAACATCCGAGATATTTGTTGTTGCTGTAACCGTTAATATACCATTCGCTTCACCACATGTAGAAGCACTAACCGTACTAAACGATAAACAAAGTCCCGAAGATATATTAACATTAATATCTAAGAATTGATTTGTGGGACTTTGAGCATCCGTGGCTCTAACATAATATGTTCCTGCCGATAAACCCGTTCTTAATGAAGAATTTAACGGTGAAAATGGAACGGTATATTGACTATCGTAATACCAATTAAACGTAAATGGTGGAACCCCCGAACCGGGAACCACATTTATTTTTGCCGCACCGAAATTAGTATTACTACAATCACCCGTTACGCTTAAATAATAATTAAAATTTGCACTCATTAGTTACAGAAAATACTGAAGTCAATACCAACATTAACTTTTAAGTTTATGGTTTCATCTTCACATGTTAATCTCCTAATTGTTAGAGTTGTACCTTCAGTAGAGAAAGTATAATAATAACCATCATCAATTAAAGTATTAAGAGTGTTTGTTAGTGCATTTTTCCAATCTGTGTTAGTTGGAGCATCACTTATACCCGTTGTTGTATAAAATTTATCATTAGCAATTGTTGTTCCATTTTCTTGGATATTAACATACCAACCAACAGAAACCGTTGTTGTAATACAATCTGTTAAAGTTTTACCCAATGTTGCAACATAATTGTTTAATGTTTCATATAATATCGCCGAAAACGCTTCAGTTGGATATGTGTTACATGTTGATGTCTTAGTAATACAATCATACCCAAATAATGTTCCAATCGCACGACATCCCGCTTTAGTTACAGGAACCAATTGACAACCTCTTTGTCTTCTATATACAAACTTTTGTCTGTGAAAGATTGAGTTTTCAAATTTAGTACCTGTATTCCACAAGGTAGATGCCGGTATAAATTGTTCTACCATTCGTATCCAATAAGAACCAATACCATCAACATAATCAGATAAACTTTGATATGTAAAATTATCATTAGATACTCCAACATTTTCAGATTGTAACCAATTCCAAAAAACTTGTGATAATGTAGGATATGCGTTGGTATTACCCCCCGTGATCCATTGTCTATTTCTAGTATTAATCATGGTACGCCAAAAAGATTGAGCGAACTCAAAAAATGTTTTTGTTTGTGGTTGTGGATTTACAAAAGTCCAATCCATATTACCCGGTGTCGGATATGGTGAGCTCAATCCCGATGATGGTATAGGATAATTAAACTTGTTTGACATTTTCCAAACATCATAAACTATACCCTGTGATGGGTTCATAAATAAATCAACGTTCTTAACATTAATTGCTAATTTATCATTAGATATATTATAATAAGCATTATACCCACCTTGATCACCAACCCTTAATCCAAGATCATCAACACTCCAACTTTTCCTATTATCAGTTACTTTTCTCAACGTAAAACCTAAATGCATATTAGGGAATGTTCTATATTGATTCAAATAATCTTGACCATATGTAAATGGCGATAATGATGTTTGAATGTTAGGGTTTGTCCCACTAAACACCGATAAAGTATTATTAACAACTTCAGGACTTCTATGTGATGGTGTAGATTCAAACCACCCACTTCCTTTTTGGAAGAAAAATGTTGATCCCGTAGCATTAAAATATGGATAACCTTCGTTATCTATCGGATAATCATTCCTACTTTCGGTTGCAAAACTAAGTGATGTTGTAGATGTAAATGCAGAATATGTTGTACCCTTAATTGTATATGTATTACCCTCAATAAATTGAGGAAAATCTTGTTCAAAAAATCCTGTTTCAATTTCAGCATATTGTGTGTCAAATTGTGACATATTGATTTTTTGATCCGCCAAGTAAATATTCTCGTTAAATTCAACTAGAAAATCAGGTGCCCCTACTAACTTCATAATCCCTTCAATAGCCTTTCTTGTTCCTTTTGATTTGAAAAGATATGCCGCATTTAATATTAAATTCCTGTAGAATTGAAAATTTAATTCGGTTGGTGTTAAGTTTCTACTATACCCACTATATTGTATAGCTCCATTAGTATTAAACACACTACTTAGAAAATCAGAACTCGAAATTGGTGAAACATTTATATTATATCCAAGTGTTTGTGCTAAGTTTTTTAATAGTGCGGAAGGTATGTCGTTACCTGGATTGTATGAAACGTTATTCATATATGCCAAAGCATCAATGAATTTTTTAACTTCATCAAAACCTCTACCATAAATTTGTAAAACCTTCTCAACTTTTTGTTCTGAAGTATCAAACTCTTTTAATGATTCGGTAACAAAGAATCTTGAAATCAAATTTGTTTTTTGACTATCAAAACTTTCAGCAATTTCTGATATTGCAAGAACATAGTCGTCAAAAACACTAGTTCTAATATCTAAGTTCCACGATCCGTCCAACGGCCAAGTAACATTTTGTCCTTGAACATACAGAACCCCGTCATCGGATTCTCTCGGAACGTTAAATGTTGCAGTATATGGTGGATTTGATAATCTATTTAACAAGAATCTCTCAACCTCATCAAACGCCTCCGAAAATGTCATTTCGGTATAATAGGAGCTCAATCTTATTTTCAAAGAATCCGTAGTCGTTGTGCTTGTAAATGCTTGTCCGCTAACGACAATCTGTAAGGTCCCCGCAGAAATACTTGTAGTAGGAACAATATAGGTTATGGGATATTCATATCCATTAGCATATAATGAATATTTTCTATAATTGTTTGTAAAATCCCTTAAAGGTGATGTTGGTGTTTCTTTAGCCGCAAGATTGTTTAATGAATTTGTTGTAAAATCAATATCAAAAGGGTTTTTTATAATACTAGCATCAATACTCATTGTCGTTTCAACGTCCTGAGAATCATACGACATATCAAATGCTGTCGTTCCTGTTGATAAATCATATCTTGTTTGATCAATATCCATAGATGCGGGAAAATAACCTAAAATCTTAGTTATTGAAACCGCCAACCTTTTAGTTAATGACCCATATATTGTGAAGTTAGTAACCTCGGACAAATCAAAATTTGGATAAACTCTAAATTCTTTCGCCAACAACATTCTTGACTCTTCCGTATTTTGAACAGATAAAGTTTCAAGTGATATAGGTTCTGAAAACGTTCCAATATTAAACGTCCTACTACTTTTTTGTTTTACCGATGTTGTAAAAGTAAAATTACCCGAAGTTAAACCACCCCCATCTACCAATTGCACACCAACCAGATTATCAAAAGTGTTATCCGCTCCTGATCCTGTTTGTGGTGGTGTTATTATTTTATTAACTGCCATTAGGTTGTTATATTACTAAAGTTTTTACTAAAATCTATGTTATTATTTCTATTTTCACGAACTTCATATAATAAATTATTAAAGTCATCCTTAACCTCATAAAGGTTGTATTGTCTGAAGATATTATCCGATCTATCATAAATCGTGTAAATACCATCTTCCAAAGATTTTGTTTGATTACCATAAAGAGCAATCGCCAATGTTTTAATATCGTCTTCAACAATTTCAACGTCTAATGTCACAGGATTGAAAAATGTATTTGAAAAGATAATACTTTGACCCGGTTGTCCGATAAATGGAATCGCGTTTGGTTTGTTTGTTGGTTGTGATGATGGTGAAAGTGTGCAAAACATCAAATTTGTTGCACCATCCACATATCTATATCTTGTTGCTGTGATTGAACTATTTCCAATATTTTGAACGATCGGCTCACAAAAAAAGTTAGAAGTTACTATTCTAAAAAAATTAGGAATTTTACTTCCATCATTATTCAAATACTCAACTCTAAACCCAACCAAACCTTGTGATACAAATTTACTTCTATATTGAACAGGAACGTTATTAAGGTCAATGATTATCCCCTTTACGTTAGGAAGTGCCGCCAAAACCGAACAATCAGTGATTGATGTTCTAATTTGAGCGGGTCGGATATATAAAGTATAAATCCCGATTGAATTAAATTGATCTGCCGGTAATCTTAAATTATACAAACCACCTAATATCTCATTACTACTACCCCCAATAGCGCTATTACTAAAATAAGGTCTTAAGATACTAGCCGCATCTAACTTAGTTATTGTAAAATTATCTGTAGTGTCCCTACTCGGTGTATAATTCATAATAATTTCTACATCCTCGGGGCTCACATCAGCGGATCTTAAAGTTCCATAAACTCCTGTTGCCATTATATTGTTTTTACTATTTTATAAATACATTATTGGTCGGTTTTTACATTAAAAAAACCATATCCATATTTCTCTAAATCACCAACGTTATCCACCTCGGCAATTCTTAATATTGTTTGGAATGGGCTGGACTTACCCCTATCCACAATTATTGAACTACTAACCACGGGTTCCCCCCATGTTTTTAGTAAAAGTTCGTCTTTAACAATAGGTCTTGCTTGTAACCAATCCGATGTTAATCCCGAAGAAACCGCAACATAAATTGTCGTACCATCAAGATAATCAATATAATTAGTTCCTTGTATAGTGTATGCTGTATAGCCAGGTGTTATCTCAGTTATTGACCCATATTCCGAACCATTCTTAATCACAGGAACATTTTCTAAATAAGGTTGTGGTCCATACAACTTCAAAGAACGTAATTCCGATTTTGAAAAACCCGAAACAACATTAGGAATACCATTTGTTAATACCGTAGCTTGTGCCTCAACACTATTTTCAGAATCCCCCGAGAATACAAACGCATAAGATACGGGTGTTGCAGACCAAGACCCAACATTAGACGTGAAATAAGCAATACCCGTAGGATCCGGATCATACGCTAACGTATATGGAACTTGGATTTGTTTTTCCACGCTAATACTACCCCATTGATTGTTTTGTGTTAATGTGATTGTATAAAACGCAGGTGTTTGTGGATAATCGTGTGATATAGGTTCGGGATAAAATGTAGATATTGTCTGTGAGCTACCGTCACCCCAATCAACACTGTATGATGAATTTTCAATAAACGATCTTAATCCCGATTGTGATGTATTGTAAAAGAAATAGGTGTATGGGTTTCCGGTCGTTGCTGAAAATAAAAAGTTAGTAACCGTATCACGTTGTAATAAGTTACCATCAAAAACCGAATAAAAACCACAATCAACCGCAGTTTGAGTTAATAATACAGGAATTGTCATTCCCGTGAATAATGAAGTCCCACTAGTTCCACCCGACATCATCGCAGTTACCGATGAATAATACCCCACACTTGTTCCACTATAATTCACGTAATGAACTAATGTATCCAAAACTTGAGGACCAATCTGTATTTTATAATAATTTTCCATTATGGATTAATATATTCATACCATTTTATCGGTGAAGAACTACTACCCACCTCATTTTCAACAGGATAACCATACGCCTTATACGTTTGGTCATCATAATTTAATACGTATTTATAATAAAAATAGTTTGTACTATCGAAATTAAACTTCACAGGTCCCGGAATATTACTCTGTGGTGTATTCATAAACCTAATAAACTGTCCAATATCCGCATTATAAAACTTAGCACTAACATAAAACGTATCAACATTTACATATAATCTCTTCTTTAACCAATAAAGGAAAAACCCCTCTTTATCACCAATATAATCTAAAGAAAAATAAGGTTTTCTTATATCCAATGTTTTTGAATTAAATAATATTGCGGATTGTGTCTCACCTTGTTGTGTTGGTATTATTACAGAAAAATATAATTTTTGATCAGTTGTTGATGGACTATCATAAAAATCTAACTTGAAGAAACTTTTATCAAACGCTGGTGAAACATTATAAATGTTATATGCAGTAAAATAAGTTTGATAAGTATTAACCCATAAATTAGAATCCGAAGAAGTGGTTGCTGTAACACTTGTTCCTCCACTAAAGAAATTAAATTCATAATCAATACTTGTTGTCCCATTTGGATTTTCACCATGACAAAAACGATTAACCTCGAAATCATCATCCGATCTTAATAATTGAGATAATACACTATCTTCAAATTCCTGATAAGCCTCATTAATACCATAATAATCAAAATCATTAGATATCGGTAATATTATTTCCCTATCAGTAGGAACCACATTTCTATTAAAAGTAAAATTATTCACAATCATCATTTAAGGGTTGGGTTATTAGGTCGGAAACTACCATTTCAAAGTTTCCACCTTCGGGTATTAATCTAAATATTCCTACATTTGTGGGATAATGAGATTGATTTAAGAACGGAAAATCAACACCATTATTTTCATTATCTATGAACCCATAATCATATATTTCTCTAAAACTTAAATTACCATTAGTGTTGGAATAATAAGCGTAGTTAGGAACCCCAAAAGTTCCCGTAGAGTCACTAGATTCAATGTAAGATGATAATTCCCTTATCTTCAATGGTTGATGTACCGAATAATAATAACCACTAGGATTTGTTGTTTGGGTTGAACTCACATCAAATAAATCAGGATTAAAATTTAATTTGTGAAAATAGTTTGATCTAACTATTTCAACCAATTCGGTGTTATTATATTCACAAATGTCACCATGAATTATATCACCTTCAGATAACTCCGATAGATAATAAAAATCATAATTGGTACCACCCGTAGTAACTCTATATGAATTCAATGAAATATCTTCAACATTACTATTGTTGGTATCATCCCACCATCTTGACGTATTACCCGAAAAAATACTGTAACCCCATCCTTTCTTTAATCCAAAATTACCAAATCTTGGTTTATTGAACCAACCCATATAACCTTTAAACGTTGTTGATAAGTATAATTCTGTAATCGGTATTTGATGATTATCCACTAGCCCTAAAGTATCAACATCGCTTTTCGGTGTAACCACATAAGAGTTTGTGAATTGTCGTGTAGATATTCTTCCAACCCCATTTGGTGTTAATGCGGAAAATTCATATTTCTGTTTTTTATTAAACGGGTTCTCCTCAAATCCTGCCTTTGTTATTTGCATTTGAGAAGGTGTTTTTAATATTTTGTGTAATCTAATGTAATAATTAGATGTGGAATCTTGTGGGTTTTCAGAATTTATAACACGTTTGAAAGTTCCTTTAGCACCATTTGAGAATGTAAATCCTGTATAACCAACATCAATAATGTTGAAAACATATTTATCACTACCATATTGTTCATTACCCAATAGATCCACTTGAAAAGTGCTAACGTCATCATAAGTAAGAGATAATTTAACCGACTCCCCAACACTTAATCCGTGTGGCATTGGACAATTAAACGAAATATATTGTAATCCATTGTAAATATTTGTTGTTATTTTGAATGGTAATCCATCCGAAATATTCCAAGTAACCAAGTCATCATCACCAAAATAATGTGTTAAATTATAATTAGTTAAAGATGAAAAAACATAGGAAATATAAAAATTCCAATTATATGATGTCGCACTTACCGGTTTATATGTTACGTGTTGATTGTCTGTATCATATCTTATAACATCAAACTCTGAATGACTAGGATATCCACTCCATTGACCATTCAATAAGGATTGTGTTTGATTAACATAACCCAAACTATCCCTAAACGGGTTATACTTAGCATAACCAACCAAGTTGTTGTCGTATATAAACGAGAACTTATAAGTCGGTCTAAATATTGTGCAAGTTTGACGTTCATTATTATAAAGTTCTTGTAAATTAACATAAGTATTCCTGTCGGATTCATTAATCTCCCTCTGAGAACTTTCTAAATTTATCGGAACTAAGATATCTGTCTCGGGTGCCGATGCAAAGTTAGAACTTGGTTGTAATATGGTATAATTATTAATCATTATCTATTTCACCTGTTACGTATAATGCGAAAAATCTATCCAAAGAAGTTTTTCCCTTTTTTAACCCAAAATAAAAATACCAAGGGTTACCCTGAATTATTTTAGAATTATTGGAACCGGGAACAACTCTTGCGAAGTAATTACCGTTATTATCCTTTTGATAAATATACCCTCTTCTATCTTCATAGTTGTTTGGACTCGGTTGAAAATAAGGTGCGTTCGTTCTATCTAATTGTTGGTACTTTTTACTATAAAATGTCGCCGAATCTGTCACCCATGTATTATCTTCACTACCGAAAATAACACCATCCTCTAAATCTAAAGTCCAATAGTAAAATGGAACCTCTTGTGAGTTAGTCGGTATATAATCGGCGAAGATCTGAGATGGCGTTTGTAATCTAACCAATCTTTTTGGACTTACCAAATCTCTTGTTTCCGTTTCACTATCATAAAACACGCCAAACACATTAGTATCAACATAAATCGGACTGTCACTCGAATCTTGATAAGCATCAAAATCAAACGGTTTAATACCAAACGTGCTATTAGTTTGCAACATTTGAGCATAATCACCATTTACCTTTTCCTGTCGGTTAAAGAACGCTTCAATACTACCGGCACCTAATCCAAACGCTTTACCAAAGAACGTGCTGTTCATTAATCTTGACGATAAAAACAAAAACAATAAATCATCAATACTTGAGAATGATGTTGTTTGTAACCTATTGGCAATATACCCTTCATATTGTGGTCCCAAATTTATTTGACTACTCCAAGAAAATTTAGGTCCTAAATCCAATATAGTTGTAGGTGACATCAAATTTTTAGTATTAGAACCTCTATTATAATCCGTCTCCCTACCTATAAATTTATTAGTATTATCATTATAAGGTGATGATCTATAATAGAAAGATCTCTTGGTTGTAGATCCACTATATTGGAATATAGTGTCGGTACAATACCTAAAATAAGGATTATTATTACCATCAAAAAATCTGTCGTTCTTGTATGGATACATAAACAATGTTCCATTTACCCAAGAATTAAAGAAACTATGTGCAAACGCCCCTTGACACGCAGCGTTTGTTATTCTAAACCTACTTAACCATTCGGTTGCCAATTTAATATCATTATTTCTACCAAACAATGAAACAATAGGTGCCGTAACCAATCTATAACATCCCTGAGTAACCACCAACTTGTTTCTAACATTCGTATTACACTCACCCGAAGAAGGAAGTAATGTGAATTCACCATTCACCGATGTTAAACAATCCATAGCAGTCATACCTTCACAAGAATACGCCGCTGTAGTTGCAGTAATGATTTGAATATCATCGGGACTATCATCCTTATCTTCTGTCGGATTATATAAAATTTGATCGGCAGATGATCCCGGATTTGGAACCGCACTTCCATCCTCATTAAAGATTTGAATAAAGAAGTTTCTGTTTTGCATCAACGCATACCCATTATTACCATAAGTTTCAACATTTGATGATGTAGGTAACCTATCCGTTCTTAAAACTAAATAAGATTGTGATGAAACGGTGGTTGTTAGAGTTCCGTATGTCGGTGCCCAATATTGTGCTGTATTATCATAAAATTGATAACCACCACCATCAACATATTCATCCTGAATATACCCTCTATAACTATTACCATTATTAACTAATTTGTTTTTCCTAGTATTAGGTGCTGTCAAATAAAAATAAGCCAAGTTATAATTAATTTCACCCGTTGTTAAGTTTGTATTACTTAAAGAATTATCAATCAAATAACCATTAGTTATCGTATTAATATCCAATGCTGAATAATATTTAAGATTACCCGTTTGATATGGTATGAACGTTGTCGCCGAAATTGAGAATGAGGGAAAGAATACTCGTTGTCCGTTACTAACCGTACTATTTGTCGTTATTGAATCATGGTTAGGTAATCTTAATGAAGAACCGGCATTTACCTGTCTGTTTCTAATCGGATGGTTAAGTTTATAATCACCCGTTACAACAACAGTTCCATATGGTTTAGAAAACATTCTTGATAAATCATAGGACACTTTCATTTTTTGAGAGTTCGGATCAACACCCCTTACCAAAAATAATACTACATAATCTTGGTAATTTTGAATTTGCATCATAGGATTCAAAATTATAGGATTGTTAGTATCTGAACCCCTAAAAACTTTGGATGAGTTATAAACATACTCCCAAAAGAATCCGTGTCTATTGTTAATATCGCTAACGTTAAATGACGTATTAAGATTAGGATTATTTAATATATCCGAAATCTTATATCCTTGTATCACTTGGAAATATTCAATGTCAGCGGCAAATCTCAAATGCCTTGTTTCATCGGTTTGAGTTACCGCATATGTTGTTGTTAATTCGGGCGCAGTGTCCGATGCAGGATTAGCATAACTTATTGTTAATTGTGTCTTATTAACAGTTCTACCACTCGTACCCGTTTGAGTTGTACCCGTATATGTTACCATAGGATTTGGGTCATTACTTAATGTAGGATCAACGAATGATAATATAGTTCCGGGAACATAGTTATCCAACGCGCCAGGATTAACCATAACTGCAATTACATTGTCATAGTGGAATTTACCTGTGTTCGCAGTTAAGTCGGGTCTAATCGTAACTTTAATTTGATTCAAACCCTTTACACCATCACCAAAATTAAATGCAGCAACATCATTATTAAAAAATTTAGATTTCGTATTAAATAAATTAATTCTTTCTGCCAATGTTAAATCCCTACTTCTCCAATCATTAATATTTTCCCAACCATCGGGTAATGAAACAGGAACTTTCAAACCAGGTGATACCTCTTGGTTACCCGCAATTATGTTTGATACTTTGTTTTTCTGACTATCATCGGCAAGTCCCAAATTATTAACATCGTATATAGAAATGTCTGATAATTGAGCAATGTCCGAAACAACATTACCCTCGGTCCAATTAGATGTGCTTGAATCGGAATATTCATCCTGATCGGTTTGACTACAATCGCACGATTCACAATCGGGATATGATAGGTTGGAAAGTGCTAACCCTTTTGTTAATACATTAATATTTGGACAATCAACTCTATCTAATTTTTTAGTGCTAAATCCTAATTTTTGTAAAAAACCAATTAATATATTAATAACATTCACAATACCCTTAACAAAGTTACACAACAACCATTGAACAAAATAAAATATAGGAACCAAAATATGTAATGCAATAGTTAAAGGAACAATTAATAAACCAAGTATTGTTAAAAAGAAATTTACAATAATAATTTGGAAATTATTATCTCTAAACGCATCGGTCACAGGAAACTTATTAACCTCACCTTCACACGTCGGATCGGTAACTTGTTTAATACCAATAAATCTTTGTCTGTTTGCACCTTTTCTATAATAATCAATGAATTGAGAAATAGTATAAATTTTATTATATTCAAATTTATAAAAAGTGTCCTCACAATTTATAGCAGCATCAACATCATAATAATCATCCCAATCCAAACTAAAAGCATATGATTTTTTTACCGCCAAAAACGCAGCAGGATCGTCGGGAACATTATTTTGGTTACTTGTATATTTTGCAGGATCCACACTTGAACTTGTCCAACCATGTTCTTTAATGTTTGGAACTAAGAAATTTGCTCGTTTAATACCCACTTCAAAACCCCTTGGTTGATCCCAAGATACCTTAAATCTATATTTCGCACTTGTGGGAATACCAACTGTAGGATCTTTACTTATCACTCTTTCACCAAATTCATTTGTGGTAACATAGTCCATATTCATAGGAATCTCAATTAACCACGTTCCGTTTTCATCAATAACTTTTCCGTTGTTTTCTAAATTGAATTGTTCTAAAACAGGAAACCCATTCACGTCTAATCCAACAGTTTGACGAATTGATAGTATTTGACCCGGACCTACTGTCGCATTACACAACTTACCTAATCTTTTACCCGTTTTACATCCATTACTGTCTCCCGAATTATTTCTTTTACTTCTATTGATAGCATCCTCATCATTGTTGGAAAAGATTGACCCCATAAAGGTCGCGGTTGGATTTATATTCAACCCAAATTCTTTTCTTAAATCAAAATCTTTTCTTGTAATACTAATATTACAAACTTCACTATCACCCCAAAATGGTTCTACTTGAATATTTTTTGCTAATGTAATTATTTGAGGTAATTCCGATAAATTTGTCGAACTCTTAAATTTGATACCATCCAATTGTTCGGGCGTTGCTTTTCCTGCTCGGATTAAATCTTGTGGTGATAATGAAAACTCACCAATGTCGGACACATCCATATCCATAAACAAAACGTAATCACCAATAGGAACACCAAAAATCATAAAGTCCCCACTCTCGTTTGTCTTTACCACATATTTGTAATAGGTATCATATACTTGAATAACCGTTTGATCGGTTAATGCGTCAGTTTCCGATGGAAAAGTTCCGGTCGGTGTGTGACCTTCATACGACTGAATATAAGGTAATAGATTGTATCTATAACCATCTTCATTAATATCCGATACTTGAGTATATGGATAAAGAGCGGAAATAACAGGATCTTGAGTATCCGCCTCAGTAATCGGAATAAATACAGATATTCTAACATTAGGTATCCCTAATCCTCCGTTGGCAATCACCCTACCAACAACAACCCCATAATCAGCACAGGATCTCGTATAATCATTTGCTTGTTGAATTTTCAAAGAAAGTATCTCCAAAAACTCATAATCCTGTTCTAAATTGATTTTAATATTTTGATCAATTCCTACTTCAGTACGAATCCTATATGTATTTGACATTAAATCTCTTTTTGAATAAATAGTTTATACACCATTTTCAAAAAATAATTTAATAAATATAAAAGTGTATCTTATGAAAAACTTACCTGAGTTAAATTCTTAACCCTAACCGTAATGTCTTTATTCGGATATCTAACTTGATAAATTTGTGATGGTGTTGCAAATATTGTTTGATCAACCAATCCAATTTTTTTGGTAGTATCATCCTCATACGGTTGTGATGTTTCGGATGAACTGTATTCACCACCAACCTTACCATAGAAACTAATATCCGATACAGAAATAACCCCGTTTTGGGCTTGGACTAACCTATTAATATCCGAAGCAAACACATTTTGACCTAATTGTCTTGTAAGTGGGTTCATATATGTGGATATTAAATCAATGATAGATGAAACCACAACACCTTGGTTTTGTGCCCCATCCAAAACAACTGATAAATCAACCGCTAAATCTAAAACCTCGGCAACATCAATTTGAACATAATCATTCATCATTCTATAGTTTGATAGATATGTTGCCAAATTATTTTTCAATGTGTTTGATACTGTTTGCGTTAATT